TTATGTCCTAATTGTCCAACACCGACACCTACACCCACACCAAGTACAACTCCCGATTCATGGACTATCGTAACTAATCTATTGACACTGGAAGGTTGTTGCGATGGAATTACCTATACCGCAAATACCACATTAAACATATCTTCAAACGTTAATGACTACGTATATTTAATTAATGGTAACTCACCTTATAATAGTAGTTTTACTTCTGGATGTTACAAAATACTCTCATCGTCGGCACAAACAGGGTCTTCACAAGGGACCATTACCGAAAATTATGGGTCAGTAAGTTGTACTTCATGTACAAATAACCACCCTTGTTTACAAAAATATACAGGTTGTTCCGAAGAATGTACGGTAGTTTCTTACCCATATGATACAGTACCCTTCAATTACTCCGGAATCGACTATGAAATACCTACAGTCATACAAGAACCTGCCCATTTAGCACCTTTAGCAAATGAAAATGGTATTGTAACTGATTCCGCGATGTTGGCAACATTAATATATTATCAAGGAGGTACATGTGATAATATTGAATATTTTTGTGATACGTTTCTGAATGATGATGGTGCAATAACAACCGCAGACCTATTGACGGTTCTACAAACTTATGGAGAACTGTCTTCATATATTCAAGAACAAATAACATGTCCTTCGGTGTATACTCAAGGTCTTAATCCAACACTAAATGGTATTTACTACGTTACTCAAGAACAAAATTGTTATGAGTATGTGGGAGACGTTAACAGTATTGACCAACCCGTTATTGATTTTAGTATCGATACCGAATACACAGGGTGTACCGAATGTATTGAAGACTCGATTCCTACACCCACACCTACACCTACAATAACACCTACAATAACACCTACACCATCTATAACACCATCTATAACCTCAACTGTAACACCATCTATAACTGTAACACCTAGTTCGACACCTTCACAATTTATTTATAAAGTATTATTAAGTGGATGTTGCGATAATGAGACATATCTTGATAATGTTCAGTTTACTAATCAAATAACTCAAATAAATGATACTTTCTATTTTGGTGGTGACGGTACTCAGAACATATTACCACAATGTTATACGGTGATAAATTTTGTATTAGACAATACTTTAACACCTTCTTTCACAATAGATAACAGTACTGGATTTGATAACTGTTCTTCGTGTTTAGCGTCAAACCCATGTACTTCATTATATCGAGCAAAATCTTGTTGTACAGAAGGAGTTGAAGATTTGTTTGTTACAGTAGTGGGAGACCAACCTATTTTAGGATTTCATGGATTCTCATATTTAGGAAATTGTTTTGTATTCGTTGAGGGTCAAGGTAGTGGAAGTGGTAGTATTACAGTAAATTCAGACAACTTTTTAGAAAATATATGTACTGACTTAATATTAAACCCTCAACAATGTAACCCATGTCCATCAGTTACTCCTAGTGTAACACCATCGGTAACTACAACACCATCGGTAACTACAACACCATCGGTAACTATGACGCCATCGGTAACTATGACCGCAACACCGTCAGTGACTCCAAGTTCTTCAGAACCACTACCCATTGTTTATTACACAGTAGTTCCGTGTTGTTCATCAGTTAGCGATGGCTCCGGATATGTTTTGGGTGTTATTTTTAATGGTACCATCACATCTCTTAATATTGGTGATGTATTTGTTTGGAATGTTTTCAACCCTGGAAACCCAATATCATGGAGGGTAGTCGGAACTTCATCTTCGGAAAATGTCGCATATTTTTATTTAGAAGACGAAGATATATTTCAGGGAGGAGAAAATAATTGTTTCGATGCCGCTAATGCATTCGATATATTTTGTACCCAAACCGGATATTTCACCGGGTGTACAACAGGAAACGTATATTTTTTATATGATTTGAACAGTAGTTCTGGGACCGTGGGAATCGCACCACAATACGGTGAATCGGCCACCTATTATTATGAGGGGATACAAGACGAGTTATCAGTAAACGGGGATTGTTATCTTAACTTTGTTGAGGGAGACATTTCAAATGGGTGGGCTGATATAACAACATTAGGTCCCGATTTAGGAGAACTTTTATCGTACCCCTTAGGATGTCAAAACTGTCCAACACTGACACCGACACCAACACCATCAATAACACCTACTCTCACACCTACTCTCACACCTACCATTACTCCAACACCTTCGGTTACGTCATCACCTATACCTGACTCTATACAGTGTGGAGACTTTATTAATATCAGTAGTGATAATTTTAATGAGGTTTTAAACCCTGACGGAACTATACAATCATATCCAACGAGTAGTACGATTATAAACGCGACACTTAATTTATCATCTTGTGCCGGTACTGTAAAATTCTCGATGTTTACGTGGAATATACCGGACAGGATTGTAGTTAAAAACAGTTCAGATGAGGTTGTTATTGATACTTTATATATAGGTCAACCATTGGTCGAAGGAAACGTTGTTAGTACTATTGTGGGGAATAGTCCGTTTGAAAGTAACGTATTTACGTGGAATAACGATACTGAACAGTTAGAGTTCACTAACTCTGAATCTGTCGAAGTTACGGTGAATGACTTCCCCTTCCATTCAGATTCCGGTAATTTCACATATCCATTATATACTAATGTATGGGACGATAATGGAGTTTCTAGATATGGAGCAAAAGGGCAAATAGGTGGTACTCTAGAATATGTTAATGATGTGGGGTCTCCTATATCTCCACTATTTTGTGACTCATCGGTGGTAGCTAATAACACTTACGCTTGTTGTGGTGGTGAACCCTTCCAAAGGAGAGTATTCTCTTTTGTTAAACCTCAAGGGGAGTCAGTTTATAATTTAACAGTTTACGGAGGAACGTGGGGCACTTACGGAACTGGGTACGGAATAACTTTATTAGAATGTCCATCTTGTTAATATGGAATTTTTTATAAATAAAGGTAGTGAGTCTCCCATCCTAATTATGGAAATAGTTCAGGATGGGAGAACTGACTCGTATCAGAAATTTAATGAAGAACTTGTAAACTCAGTTATAAGGTTTTCAATGAAAAGGGAGTCGGATGGTTTGGAAAAAATTATTATGAATAACGCATACATAACTGAAAAGTTATTAATAAATCCTGACACCCCACGAGAATATTACATTTATTATAAGTGGTTAGAAAGGGATACCAATCAAAAAGGTAGGTATATTGGAGAATTTTCAATAACCACTAAGGAAGGTATTTTAATCGCCCCAATCCGAGAACCTCTTTTTATTAATGTTATTTGACAAACTTTAGATTGTAGACTATATTTGTTACAAATACCAAGAGAAATCACGTCAAAGCGATGTGAGAATAATATCTCAGGTGAAAAGTTAAAAATTATGGTCTCACAAGAAGAAATTGAACAATTCCTCCACGGAGAGGATGAAGAAAAATATATCGTAGCGCTAGAATACGACTACCGTTCGAATAAGATTTTTAAGGTTATTCAACACCCTACAAACGGAAAGCAGATAAAGACGGATTCTTTTATTCCATTCGCTTGGGTGGGTGATTTAAAAGGTAAAAACTTTTATAACGGTTCTAAACATGCTCAAAAACAGGCAATGTCCGAACATGGGATATTGATTGAAACTCTTTCTACCCATGGGGACGAAAGGATGGAGCAAGGTTTAAAGTATATGGTTAAGACCACTAAAACATATTCTAACCTTGTGAACTTTTTTAAAAATGGAGGATTAAACCCTTGGGATAGAGAGAATACAAATGCGATTGCGATACTATCTCCCGTAGAACAGTATCTTTGTCAGAAACAAAAAAGATTGTTTAAGGGGTTTGATGAGTATGATGAAGTACATCGATTCGTCTTTGACATTGAGACTACGGGTTTGGATGCAAATACTGAAAAAATATTCCTAATCGGTATGAAAGATAATAGGGGGTATGAAAAGGTGATATCAGCACAAAATGAAGAAGAGGAAAAGGAGATGATTGTCGAATTTTTTAATGTCATTAATTATCTAAAACCGACATTGGTCGGTGGATATAACTCAGCGTTTTTCGATTTTCCTTTTATTTTAACAAGAGCAGAAATGTTAGGTTTGGATATTGGAAAAATAGCTAAGACTCTTAACCCCGAAAAAAAACTTAGACAAAAACAAGGGATGTTGAAGCTTGCAAATGAGATGGAAGATTATACTCAGACCATGATGTGGGGTTATAATATTGTTGACATCGCACATGCTGTTAGGAGGGCTCAGGCAATTAACTCAGACATAAAGAGTTGGGGACTTAAGTACATCACCCAATTTATCGGAGCTGAAAAGGAAAATCGTGTATACGTCAAAGGAGATAAGATTGGAAAAATATATTTTGATAATAAGGATTACTACTTCAACCCTAAAACTGGAGGATATAAAGAAGTAGGTTCTCCGGGTACAGAAAATCTTATGGAAAGGTTTCCTGGTCACTATGAAGAAGTAAATGGTGAATACCTCATCGAGAGATACCTATATGATGATATATGGGAAACCATGGTTGTCGATGAGGAGTTCAATCAAGCTAACTTTCTTCTCGCTAAACTTGTACCCACAACCTATGAACGACTTTCTACTATGGGTACCGCAACACTGTGGAAAATGATTATGATGTCATGGTCGTACAAACACAGTCTCGCAATACCTAAGAAAGGGGAGAAGAGGTCGTTTACAGGGGGTCTCTCACGACTTTTACAGGTCGGGTACTCCACTGATGTACTTAAGCTCGACTACTCGTCTCTATACCCCTCTATTCAACTCGTACACGATGTATTCCCTAAGTGTGATGTTACAGGTGCTATGAAGAGTATGTTGAAGTACTTCCGTGATACTCGTATTAAATATAAGAAGTTAGCTGCGGACCACTACACTACAGACCCTAAACTATCTTCACAGTATAATCGAAAACAACTTCCGATTAAAATTTTTATTAACGCGTTCTTCGGGTCTCTGTCTGCACCTCATGTATTTCCGTGGGGAGATATGGATATGGGGGAACAGATTACGTGTACAGGTAGACAATACCTTAGACAGATGATTATGTGGTTTATGGAACGTGGGTATGAACCATTAGTTATGGATACTGATGGTGTTAACTTCGCAGTCCCTGACGGTCGAGATGACCATAAATACGTAGGTAAAGGGTTAAACGGTCTTGTGCAAGAAGGTAAAGAGTATTCGGGTTCAGAGGCTGATGTTGCGGAATATAATGATATATTTATGAGGGGTGAAATGGGTCTTGATACCGATGGTCAATGGCCGGCAACTATTAATGTTGCTCGTAAAAACTATGCACTTCTTACCGATAAAGGTAAAGTAAAACTAACAGGTAACACTATTAAGTCTAAGAAACTACAAACGTATGTTGCCGAGTTTTTGGACTCAGGATTACGTATGTTGTTAGATGGTAAAGGTCAAGAATTCTTAGACTCATATTATGATTATGTCGGTAAGTTATATAATCGTGAAATCCCTATATCTAAAATTGCGAATAAAGCTCGTGTAAAACAGTCTATAGAAGAATATAAAGTTCATATCACGAAAAGAACTAAGTCGGGGTCTTTTATGTCTAGACAAGCACATATGGAATTAGCAATGGCAAATAACTTAAGTGTGGGTTTGGGTGATACCATATACTATGTTAATAACGGTACTCGAAAATCTCACGGTGATGTACAAAAGAAAAAAGATGAGGTTGTTATTAATTGTTATCATGTTGATGAAAAAGATATGGAGAATAACCCTAACAAGTTGGGTGAGTATAACGTTCCTCGTTATGTTACCGCTTTTAATAAAAGAATTGAACCTCTATTGGTTGTGTTTTCTCCTGAAATACGAGATGAAATTTTAGTAGAGAATCCTGATGATAGACCATTATTTACAAAGACTCAAACTAAATTAGGTAGAGGGTACCCAAGAAAAGATGGGGACCAAGATACATTAGATGAGGTACTTACCCTATCTGACACTGAGAAAGTGTTTTGGGATAGTGTGGGTATCAACCCTTTCTATATGTATTTAGAAGGTACTGAAGAACTAGTCAACACCAATTATGTCGAGAAAAATAAAATTCTTATGAATTCTTTAAACCATCAGACGACATAATAAACCATCCGTCCCTTAGAAACCTAAGTTCTACAGATGCCCCATTCTGCAATTCAATCTCATCAAATTCTTCATCAATCGAATAATCTCCAACCACTAAAACATCGGTTAATGCTTTAATTGTTATGTGTTCAGTAGTTGTTGAGTCTAATTGTAACTTACAAACTTTAACGTCCTTAATGATAATTGCAGACTCTCCGTTTGTGGTATATGATTCACTACTTAAAAGTGTTGATTCTGAGGTTTTAATGGTTAGACCATTAATAATTTTTGTAACTGGTGTTGATTTAAAAATTGCCATATTATATTGAATAAAATTGTCTTGGGAATGCCCGATATTGTAATGATTTATTTAAGTTTTCAGCTTCGTTAGCCTGTCTTTCCATCATTTTATCAGGTCTTAATCTTTCTAATCTTTGAGTTAGTTCCTCGATTAGTTTTGATTTTTCGTCTTTTGATTCTGTTAAAAGGGAGTCGTACTCCATTTGTATTTCTGAGTCTGGTGTTTTTAGATTTCCTAAGTACTTTCCTCTTACCCTTCCTAAAGATTCTTTTACGTAAGCCGTAAACCACCTTCTAACCCACGTCTGTGCCGGATTATTTAACTCATCCCACAACATTTCATCTATCGGGATGTCTGAAGGTAATCTTACTATATCAGGGTTTTCAGCTAAACAAGTCTCTCGGTCATCAGTTTCATAATACCAATACCACACAACATATTGATTATATTGAATGTTACCAAAATCAAATTTACCTCCAGGTACGTTCATTAGATGAACTGCCTTTTTACCTTCAGGTAGTGCTGTAATTCTATAAGTTAAATCACCTGAGATTATTCTTCGCTTAATGTTAATGTCTTGCATTCTAAGTAACATATCAAATGCGGGTGTTATAAAATAATTTCCCTGAGAACCCATTTGAGAGAATCCCGCTCCACCACCTAATCCTACACCACCGAAACCACCGAAACCACCCATAAATGGGTCAAAAAATGCCGCGTCTAATTCTGCCCTACTAAACCATAATAACTCATTAATTTCTCTTCCTGCGGGTACCTCATAAATTTGTTGTCCAGGAACTAAGGTAATAAAATCTTTTTTTAACACTGAGTCTCCTCCGGCCTGTAAACCAACAATTTTTGAATAGGCATATGTGTATTGGGTTTCCCAATCTAAACTACGAGTTATAAACGCTCTAGTTACTGATTGTTCATCTAAATTTAATCCATATAATGATGTCCACTGAGCCTCAATTAACCAGTCATTAACATACTGTGCGTAGTCTTGAATTGATAATTCCATTAGTGAGTCCATCATTTCATCGGTAATTTCTACACCGCGTAAGGGAGCACCTAATAGGTGTTTTATACGAGTATATAGTTTACTTCTTTGTGGTTCGTTAATTGCTGACATAATGTGTTTTATATATAAATATTTAGAAATCTTTATTTATCAAGACTTATATTGAGACTCTTCGTCAAAAACATACTCTCCATTTTCAATTTGGGTGTTGTTATTATCAAATACCATTATTCCTCTGCCTTTGTTATGAAATACTAACATATCAGTTTTATATTGTTTTATAACACCAGTTCCGACCATGGTTATTTTACCGTCTTCAACAGTATAATCTCTAAATGGTTTTATTTGTACAGTTTTATCTCCATTATCAGTTCTTATAATTGCATCAACACCACCGATAGCATCTATAACACTACCTAATTCGCCGACTTTTTTTACGTTAGAGACTCCGAATACTTTTTGTAATTCTTTTACCGCTAAGTTTTCGGTTTTATCACCTTGTTTATTTCTTCTATTAACTGCGGTGTACATCGCATCAAACGTGTTGGATGTATTTTTAAATAGTCGGTCTTTCCAATGAGTGATATATTTTAAAAATCGATATAACTCTTTTATTTGTTCATTTTTACTTTTTCCGTAAAAACTAATAGGTGGATGTCCGTAGTGTTTTAATGCGACGTTAATGTCATTTTTTAAAATACAAAATGTAGTGGCGTTTGTATTGATTTTATTTAATACGGACCTGCCCCCTTCAACATTACCATTATACTCAAAGTCATATATACCTGACAGTTGTTCCCCTTGTTTTTCTCTCCAATAATCTTTAAAAATTTCTTTAAAAACTTTATCAATTAATGTACGATATTTCCATTTTATTTGAGGGTTAGTGTTAAATAAATCTATAGTTTGTCTAACTTGTTTTGAGTTACATCCCTGACTTTCAATCTCAACGAGGAGATTTTTTTTATTAAAAGATTCTTTTATTGTGGATTTAGGTTTAGATGAGTATAAACGGTTAACAAAATCCCAATTCACCACTGACCAAAAGTTTTTTATATAATCATCTTTTTTATTTCTATATTTTAAATAATAAGAGTGTTCCCATAAATCCAAACCTAATAATGGACGACCACCGTATTTAATCGTGTTCATAAGGGGGTTGTCTTGATTTGCCGTGGTCATTATTTTTAACCTATTATTTTTTGTCAAAACAAGCCATACCCACCCTGAACCAAATCTTTTTTGGGCTGCGGATTCAAACAATTTTTTAAAATTATTAAATGTTTTATATTCTTTAATAATTTTTTCATAAATTTCTCCTGAACATCTTTGCTTTTTAGGACTTAACATCTTCCAAAACAATGCATGGTTGAAAGCTCCTCCAGCATTATTTTTTACCGTTTTATCGTACATTGATATTGTTTTTACAATATCTTTTAGTTTTTTGTCCTTACCCTTATTATCTTTTATAGCGTCATTAAGTTTATTAACATAACCTTTATAGTGCTTATTGTAATGTACGTTCATAGTTTCCTTATCTATAAAACGTTCTAAGGCTGAATAAGAGTAAGGTAATCTTTCGATACCTATTTTTTTCATTTCTTTTAAAATTTCTTTTGGGACGTTAGGTGATAATTTTCTTTTTATCCCTTCACTTATAATCTGATTTTCTATGTCAGTTATTTTATTTAATGTTCTTTTAGTTCCCATTATTTTTATATATAAATAATGCGAAATATAAAAACAGACTCACCTTTCTTGTGAAATCATATTTAATATTTCTTCCATTACATCACCTTTACCTTCATTATCCCCCATGACTGTTTCAAAAATATTTTTCTTTTTAGTTAGTATATTATATATAATACCTTCTATTGTATTTTCTAATATCGGGTAATAAACTGAAACTGAGAACTTTTGTCCATATCTATACGCCCTATCTTCGGCTTGTGAATGGTCAGCAGGAACAAAAGATAGGTCATTCATTATAACTGCCTCTGCGGATGTTAGGGTTATTCCTACTCCCGCAGCTTTTAGATTACCTACAAAAACTTTGATGTCATCATTGTTTTGAAACTCGTCTACAGATTCCTGTCTTTTAGGTTTGGTCATTTTACCGTCTAATTTAACTGACTCTTTTCCAAAATGTTCGTTTATTTTATTTAGTGTGTCTGTAAAATTTGTGAATATTATTACTTTTTTTCCTTGGTCTATTATGTTTTGAGCGATTTCTATGGTGTCCTTTATTTTTTCTTCAGCAATAACCTGACGAACCTTCATTAACTTAGAAAATTGTATTGTTAGTGAGCTCGAATCCTCTGAAGAATTATACCAGTCATAGTACTCTCCCATCAATTTTTTATATTCTCTAGATTTTGTTCTTAAATAAACGGGGGTTATTATTTTTTCAGGTAAGTCTAAGATATCTTCCTTTAATCTTCTTAATACTTGCGGCTTTGTCCTATCTCTTAACTCTTCTAAATTAGACGCCCCTGAGACATTCCAAACTCTTTTACTACCGACACTGAATTGATACCCCGCACAATACCTTATAGCATAAGCCATCCAATTCTCCGCCACTGGTGAATCTACTAAATCTAAAAGATTATAATAATTCATCGGTCTTGAGGTCATCGGAGTTCCCGTGAGTAACCATACTTTTCCTATTTTGTTTGCGATGTCATTCGCTATTTTTGTTCTTTGAGCTTTTTTATTTTGAACGTAGTGTGCTTCGTCCATTACAATTAAATCAAAACCATAATTTAAAATTTCTGATTTGTCGGGGTGTTTTGGGTCGTGAAAGTTTTTCAAGATATCATAATTTATAATGGTATACTCAGAAGGTTCCCATTTCTTACCCTCAATAATTGATATGGACTTATCCGTGTAGTTTTGTATTTCTCTTTCCCAATTAATTTTTAAAGACGCTGGACATATAATTAACACTTTTTCTATTCCCATCTCTAATGAAGCAATAACTGTTGAGGTTGTTTTTCCGAGACCCATATCATCGGCTAATATGTACTTATCATTACCCACAAGCTTTTCTATTGATTCTTTTTGATGTGAAAGTGGAGGTCTATGTGAATATTTACTATAATCTATTTTTACTTCCCGTTGTTTGTTTTTTGTCAACGCAACCTTAGGTAACCATATGTCTGTAAGATTTTCACTCTCAAATAACTTACCCCATATGTGGTATGACTTTTCTTTCTCCACCAATAATTTTTCCACATAAATTTTTTCGGGCCTCTTTGGTAGTAGTTTGTCGTTCATTAACTTTTGACCAAAGTAACTATCAAGTTCAACCCATCTTCTCGCAACTTTGGGGGTTGTGTCTTTAAATTTAATTATGTAGTCCGCTTGAGCTCGAGTAAGTTTAAAATGATTAAACTTTTTCATTTTATCCTGTAAACGGATAATATAATTATTATACCCCTCGTACTTCTCTAAAATACGAAGAGCTCTCACTTCAGGTAAGCTATTTAATGTTTTATTTTCCAAAAGTCGACTAAATACACTTAAATATAACAAATAACTTAATATTTATCAATAATGAGTAATAGAAAGGTTCCAATTACAAGATTAGAAAAGTTTTTCGGAGCGGAAGACTTTGAGTTAGATATCGCAATGGGTCGAGAATGGCTTGAGGGTGATATGAACTTTAGGTTGGTTTTATATAGAATCGACCAACAAAAAACTGTAACTGATGATGTTTACGGCGAAACCGTAGAAGATGGTGTCAAGTTTCATCCTCCTGTTGAGTTTAGGGGGTACGTCCAAATAGAACAACCTGAAAATCAAAATTACGGCAATAGTAATATGACACAAATGGAACCTGGTAATTTAAAAGTCGGTGTATATCAAACTACTTTAGATGAATTAGAAATAGATATTAATTATGGAGATTATATAGGTTACTATGAAACTGAATCTCGTGTTAGGTACTACTCGGTATCTAATGACGGGAGAGTCACGAGTGATAATAAACATACTTATGGTGGTTACAAACCCTATTATAGGTCAATTACAGCATCACCTGTTAGTGAAAATGAATTTAGAGGATTATGAAAAGTTATCTGATAAAAGAAATAAATAAAATGAAGACCCAAATGGGGTTGGTTGTTGAACAGGAGGAAGAGTTAACCCCTGAGGATTTAACTGGCTTAAGGGTTATGGTGTATTATAACTTACATAAACATACATTTTCCGTAACTTATGGTGGAAAAGTAATATTATACGCCGATTATGTTAAATTAAGAAATGTGGAGTTTAGGGTAAGAAAGGGGGGTCAAGACAAAGTAAGACAGGAAATGAGAAAGAACGTACATGCTTTTGTTATTGGTAACTTAGTCGACTACTGTCAATTTCCTTGTGAAGAAATGCCTGAGGAAACTAATGATAACGTAATTACATATAACCCATACAAATATGATTCATTCGTTAAAAAAGATAGTGAAGAACCGATTTATAATGCAAATGAGATTGATATGATTAACACCCGAAATAAAATCTTCCATATAAATGAGATAGTAAACTAATGGCCTTTCCTAAAAAAATAAAAAAACATCTACCTTTAACTCCCGATAAAATTTTATTAGAGAGAAGAGAGCAGTTATTAGAATATATTCAAAAAGACGGTACATATCTACCTAAGAGTGTTTTACATGCTGATTTAGATAGAGGTATGTTAGATTTTGTTAAGAACGATTTAGAAATGACTGCAGAGGGTAAAAAAGTTAATCCTGTCGATATTATTATTACAACTCAAAACTGGTCACAGTTTGCAGAAACTTGGGATTTTCAAAATTTAGATAAGAATATAAAACCTCCATTTATTGCTACTGTAAGAAATCCAGACGTTAAGTATGGTACAAACCCTTCACTACAATACACTATACCAAACAGAAAACAATTTTATTACGCCAAGGTTCCAACGTGGGACGGACAAAGAAAAGGGATGGACATTTATAAAATTCCACAACCCGTACCTGTAGATATTACGTATAACATAAAAATATTTTGTACTAAAATGCGTCACTTGAATGAGTTTAACAAATTAGTTTTACAAAAGTTCTCTTCAAGACAGGCGTATACATTTGTTAAGGGTCATTATGTACCTATTATTTTAAATGGTATATCTGATGAGTCAGTTTTAGATATTGAAAAAAGAAAGTATTATGTTCAAAACTATGAGTTTTTAATGATGGGGTTTTTGATTGATGAAGAAGAGTTCCAAGTTTCTCCAGCTATTAGTAGAGCGTTAACCTTGTATGAAGTAGAAGAGGGGTCACAGTCAAGAAGAGCTAGAAAAACTCCACCTAATCCTCAAAATTTTGACATAGATATTTTATTTATGTCAGGAATTAATAGTTTGTCCGAAAAATATCCGTACACTATAGACTTAACTTTTTTGGAGACAGATAACGTCGATGAGTTTTCAGTATACATTAATGACAATTATATGGGAGAGGATTTAAGTTCTATACAGGTTAATACTAATGACGTTATTAGATTTGACGTTGTTAAAATAGATGACAATAAAGAATCTATAATTAAATCAAAGGCCCACATACCCTACAGTAATTAATTACTCACCATATATATCAATATCTTCTTTACAATTTTCTTCAATAAGTTTTTCAATAAACTTAAACATTTTTAACCCGTTTATTTGACAGTGTTTTTTTAACATATCATGAGACTCTTCAGATATTTTTAAATTCTTTATTTTTGTCATTTAAAAAAGGTTTTTAAAAAGGTAGAAAAAAGTGAGAAATTTTTCATACTATCAAATAAATATAACGCCATAACATTTGTCGTTTGGTTTTTTCTATAATATTTATCAATAAAATAAATAAAAAGAAAATTAATTAACATGGCAGCAGAAAAAGTATTCGTATCTCCAGGTGTATACACATCAGAAAGAGATTTAAGTTTTGTGGCTCAAAGCGTCGGTGTAACGACTTTAGGGGTCGTCGGTGAAACCTTATCAGGTCCGGCGTTTGAACCTATCTTCATAACAAACTTTGATGAGTTTACCGCATTTTTTGGAGGAACAGAACCAACTAAATTTGTAAACACACAAATTCCGAAATATGAGGCGGCATATATAGCCAAAGCCTATTTACAACAATCAAATCAACTTTTTGTAACTCGTGTCTTAGGTTTATCAGGGTATGATGCTGGTCCGTCATGGTCAATATCAACAGTAGGTAATGTAAATAAGTCATTGGTCACCCCTGAAAGTTCTGACGGTATTGCATATACAATAAGTTTTAGTGGTGTTTCAGGAACTAGTAGTTCAACGGAGATTACTGATTTTAGTAATTTACCTTTATCAATAAAAAATGTATTCGGTTTACCTTATACCACATTTTCAGGTGGACAATCCACATTACAGTCCGACTTTGAGTCTGCAGCTTATCAAAATATTGTTAACCCTACTGACTCAGGTACAACTGCATTTATATTTGGTACTGTTAGTGGAAATACTTATGACTCAATAACTGGTGCTTCGGGAACATGGGTAAGTTCAACTAATGTATTGGGTGTTGATGGTCTTACCATTGATACTGCAGATTTTGAAGCGTCTGAAAATGATTCATGGTATTACGCATTGTTCCCATATAATAGTGGTACAGGTCAATACAGTGGTGTTGGTTTTGGTTTAGCGATTACAGGGTTAACAAATACTACAGGTAATAATTATACAGGTGAGGGAGTCGTGTACACTACAACATACACGGGAACACCGATTACTGATTACCATAATATGGTTGTTAGTACACTAAGGTCAAGAGGAATTTCAACGAATAGTGATTCTAATAATCCAAATTACGAAGTTTCAGGATTAACTAATGTAGAACTTAATTCTACAGGTGTGTACTCAGGTATAACCAATAATCCATTCGCTAATTTCCAAATTTCAGGTATAACAAACGATTCAGAGATATTCACATTCAATACCTCACTTAGTTTAACTGACCCTAACTTCATAACTAAAGTTTTAGGTCAAAGTAATTTTTCTAAACCAAAAAATGAGGTTCCATTATTTGTTGAGGAAATTTATTATAACTTATTAAATACAGGATATAAGGAAGGTAAGATTAGAGGATTAAATACTACCTTGTTAGATTTACAAAGTGCTAGAGGAGATGTTGATAATACAGGTATCGGATGGTACTTAGATAGATATCAAACCCCATCGACACCATATTTAGTTTCAGAATTAAGAGGTAACGAGGTTTCTGACTTATTCAGAGTTATTTCAATCTCAGATGGTAACTCGGCGAATAGAGAGATTAAAGTCTCTATCATGAATATATCGTTTAATAACTTAACTTTTGACGTTGTTGTAAGAAGTTTTTATGACACTGAGTCTAACCCAGTTGTTTTAGAGAAAGGATTTTGAGTTAAAGTCAAGGTATATTATGTTAGAAGTAAATGAAGAGGCTCCGTCTGACTCATTACCGTGTGGATTTAAAGGATACCAAACTAGACAGTACAGTAGTTATAAATCACCACACTTACTTTATAAGACTAAGTATGATACCCCAGGTGAGGTGTTGTTTAACCCACCTTTTGGGTCGTCTAATGGTGATAACTTAACAAGAAGTGCGGGTGACAACCCAAGAAGAGTTTTCTTAGGTGTGTCAAATACGGTCGGAATTGATGTTGATTTTACATCATATAAAGGTAAACAAAACCCGACTAACTTAGGAACCGCAACTGAATCTTCACCATGGGCTGAATTAACAAAAGGTTTTCACATGGATTCAGGGGCTACTGTAGTCCTAATACCACCAACATATGTAACTTCAGGTGAAACGGCTTTTGAAGTTGGTGATGCGTCCTTCGATAGTGAACCTAATGAAGATAGTCCATATTATAGATTAAATTCTCGTAAATTTACATTAGTACCTACGGGAGGATTTGATGGTTGGGATGTCTATCGTGAGTCACGTACTAATGGAGATACATTTATATTAGGTAATAATGGATATTTACGTGGAGCGGCACCTTCAGTTAGATTCCCAAGTGCAACAGGATGGGGAGCGTTTAAGACAATTGTTGGTCCAGATAAACAGGATTGGGGTAATACTGACTATTACGCATACTTATGGGGTCAGTGGACATTTGTTAACCCTGAAGCAGTAAACATTAACGTGTTTACTACTACAGGTATCGATTATGTTAATAACTCAAACTTAGTGGAGGAAGCAATTGATATGATTGAAACAGATAGGGCAGACTCAATTTATATATGTACTACACCTGATTATAATATGTTCGTTAATACTACATCTAATTTTACAACTGACTTTATTTACCCACAAGAAGCTACCGAAAACTTAGAAGATACTGGAATTGACTCTAACTACACGGCAACTTATTACCCATGGATTCTTACAAGAGATACAGTAAATAATACACAAATTTACTTACCACCTACCGCTGAAGTTGTTAGAAACTTAGCGTTAACAGATAACATATCATTCCCTTGGTTCGCGTCCGCGGGTTATACAAGAGGTTTAGTAAATGGTATCAAAGCTCGTAAGAAACTAACTCAAGATGATAGAGACATACTATATAAAGGTAGAATAAACCCAATAGCAACCTTCTCAGATGTAGGTACGGTAATTTGGGGTAATAAAACTACTCAGGTTAAGCAGTCGGCACTCGACAGAATCAATGTTAGAAGATTGCTATTACAAGCTCGTAAATTAATTTCAGCAGTGGCGGTTAGACTGTTGTTCGAACAAAATGACGACCAAGTAAGACAAGAGTTCTTAGATTCAGTAAATCCAATCTTAGACTCAATAAGAAGAGATAGAGGTTTAATAGATTTTAGAGTTGTGGTTCAAAACACTCCTGAAGATTTAGATAACAATACACTTGTAGGTAAAATTTATTTAAAACCAACAAGGGCTCTTGAATTCATCGATATAGAATTCTTAATTACTCCAACAGGAGCATCATTTGAAGATATCTGATATTTATTAAATGGGGGGTACAAAAGTATCCCCCATTTTTAACCATATAACTAAACGTTTAATAAAATAAAAAAATGGAATTTAAAAAAAAATTACTAAGAGAGTCATTACAAATTGATAGTAATGGAGTTAAGACTTATTCTGACAAATCACAAAGTATTGTTTTGACAGAATCACAATTAGAGAGATTAATTGAAAATTTAAACGATTAAAATACATGAGTCTTAAAAGTATTATACATCGAAGTCTTAATAATTTACTTATAAGTGAAGGTATCGAAGAAGGTCAACCTGATTTAAAGTATTATGCTTTTGATTGGGATGATAATATTGTCGTTATGCCGACACAAATAATTTTAAAAACCGATGAAGGTAATGAGATAGGTATGTCTACTGAAGATTTTGCAGAGTATCGACAAAACATTGGTGTAGAACCTTTTGAATATAAAAACGAGACTGTTGTAGGTTATTCTGAAAACCCCTACCGTAATTTTGGAGTCGATGGTGATAAAAAGTTTATAGTGGATTCTTTATTAGCATCTCCAGGACCTTCATGGAATGATTTTGTGGAGTGTATTAATGGAGGTTCTATATTTGCAATTATTACAGCTAGAGGTCATACACCATCAGTATTAAGAGACTCAATTTATAATCTTATAGTTACAAATCATAATGGAATAGACTCAAGTAAGTTAATAGAGAACCTAAAAAAGTATCGAGACTTATCAGGTGAGGTCATGAAAGACGACCAACTTTTAATAAAAGAATATTTAGATATGAATAAATATTATCCTGTTACTTATGGTGAGGGTTCAGCTTCTAATCCTGAAGAAGGTAAAATAAAAGCGTTAAGAGAATTTATTAATTACGTTAAATATCAAAGCCAAAAACTAGGTAAAAAAGTATCATTTACTAATGATGTGACTAATAACTTCATACCACAAATAGGATTTTCTGATGACGACCCAGGAAATATAGACTCTATAAAATCATTTTTAGATAAAGAATATAAAGATGAAAGCCCAGTAAAAACTTATTTAACTAAAGGAGGTGAAAAAAAAGAAGTTTAAAAATAATAGTTTCTAATCTCTAGTTAAGGATTTTACAATTAAAAAAGTAAAAGTAAAGAGAAAAAAGTTTAACACTGATATTTATAATAAAATAAACAACGAAATTTAAAACCAAAATACAATGGCTGATTTATTAATGAAAATGCCCGTACCGTATGAACCAAAAAGAAAAAATAGATTTGTTCTAAGTTTTCCTTCATCATTGGGTATTAACTCTTGGTATGTTGAGTCCACATCTAGACCTAACGTCCAAATTAACGCAACTGAGATTCCTTTCTTAAACACATCAACTTATGTTGCTGGTAGATTTACTTGGAATACGATAAACGTGACGTTTAGAGACCCCATTGGTCCATCGGCAGCACAGGCCTTAATGGAATGGGTTAGATTAACCTCAGAGTCTGTAACAGGTCGTATGGGATACGCTGCTGGTTATAAGAAAGACTTAGACCTTGAAATGTTAGACCCCACAGGAGTTGCAGTTGAAAAATGGATTCTACAGGGTACTTTCTTAACTGACGTTAATTTCGATAGTTTGGGTTATAGTGATGATGCATTGGCAACAATTTCGGCAACATTACGTCCTGATAGATGTATTTTGGTTTACTAATACTATTGAAAATAAAATAATATTTATTATAATTAACCATAGGGTTCATTCCCTATGGTTTTTTTTTATGTAAAAATATGGACGAAGCAAAACAATATGGACAACAAGACTTTAACTTACCTCATGACGTGGTAACACTTCCGTCGCAGGGTAAGTTTTACAAAAACAAGAAAAAGAGTCTTAAAATTGGGTATCTTACCGCACAAGATGAAAACATTTTGGTATCTGCGGGTAACGGTCAAAACCCAAACATTATTAACGATTTAGTTAAAAATAAAATTTATGAACCAGACGTTAAGGTTAGTGAATTATTAGAGGGTGATTTAGAAGCTATTTTAATATTTTTGAGAAATACTGCGTTTGGTCCTGACTATAATTTTACACTAAGAGACCCTAAAACTAATAACACGTTTGAACACACAGTTCGTCTCGATGAATTAGATTTCAAAAAACTTGAAAAAGAACCCGAAGAAGACGGTACATTTATATTTAAACTACCTAAATCAGGAAATAGAATAAAATGTAAACTACTTACGGTGGGAGAAGTCAAAGAACTTAACGACATTATCGAGAAGTACCCAAGTAACATGACACCTCCCATAGTAACCAATAGGTTATCAAAACAAATAATAAGTGTGGACGATAACACCGACAGAGAGTTTATAACGAGCTTCGTCATAAAACTACCTATTATGGATTCTAAATTCATAAGAAATAGCCTTTCTAATTCGGAACCAAAATTAGACTTAGAAAGGAGTTTAAAAGCCCCGTCAGGAGAAGAGTTGACAGTTAGAGTCACCTTTGGGGTGGAGTTTTTTCGGCCTTTCTTCTGACTCTAGGGTATCTGTGCTTGATGAAATCTATTATTTAACTCGTCACGCGAATTTTTCTTATAACGACTTAATTAATATGCCCACATATGAAAGAAAATATTTTATAGGTAAGTTAGTTGAAGAGTTTGAAAAACGAAATCAACAGGCTGAAAAGGCAAAATCTAAAAGATAAGTATTTATAGTATAATACTTAATAATGTTTCAAAACAATACGGGAGCAGGGAAAGGACCTGTAGATAGTGCTAAAGACGCGATATCTGAAGTTACTAAAGGTATGGACGGCTTAAATAAAGCCGCAGGACTGTTAGATACAACGGTATTAAATATCACCTCAAGTTTAGCTCGGATGTATATTCCAACTGCAGTTATTGAAGATACTGCTAAACTACAACAATTAACATTTGATTTAAGTACTAAGTCCATGGGACAAACTAGTGTCATTGGTAACGCACTAATGACTACTATGGCTGAGGCCACATTTGAAACGACTAAATTTGGAGTTGGATTAGAGGAGAACTTAATGTTAACCCAACAAATAAATGATGTGATGGGAACTAACACTTTATTATCTTCTGAGCAAGTTATAAATATGCAACTTTTAGCTCGTAACGCCGGTCTCACATCTGCTGAGATAGTTCCTATTGTAGAAGGGTTTAGAAATATCGGAGTGGGTACCTCAAGCGCGATATCACAAATTAGTGATATGCAAAAACAAGCCAGAGATTATGGTATTAATGTTGGTAAGTTCATGAAGGATATTGGTAGTAACATAAAAATGTTATCTTCTTATAATTTTAAAGATGGTGTAGAAGGATTTTCTCGTATGATTGCAAAGGCACAGGCGTTAAGGATGGACGTGTCTACTACTTTTGCTCTTTCTGAAAAGTTAATGGACCCGGAAACCGCGATAGAAACCGCCGCTGGATTTCAGATGTTGGGGGGTGCTGTTGGTGATTTAGGAGACCCATTTAAATTATTACATTTAGCCCAGACAGATACAGAAGGTTTACAGGATGCAATTATTGGTATGGCGGAAGGGGCTGCCGTATTTAATGAAGAAACTGGTGAATTTGATATACCGGTAACTGAAATGTATAGGTTAAGAGAGGCTGCTAAATTAGCGGGAATATCTTATCAAGACATGACCCAAACGGCTTTTAAAGCCGCTGAAAGGACAAAAAAATTGGATATGTTGGGAACAACCACAGTTCCTCAGGAGTTTAAAGACTTAGTTGCGAACATGAGTGACATTGAGGGTGGACAATTACGAGTGGACATACCGGCTTTTGATGAAATGGGTAAACAGATAATTGTTGCAAATAAAGCGGCGGCAGACTTAACAAAAGATGATTTTGCAGCGTTAAAAGAAGCGAATGATATAAATTCGATGTCCGATAGAGATATCGCAATGAGTCAACTTACTGCCCTTCAAAAAATTGCGGGAGCTAATGAATCTGCTAAGGCCGCGACCTTATTAGCAGGTACGAAAACAGAAGGAGTAACTGATGTTTTAGGTGGTTTAGACGCATACGCAGATGTTGTTAGAGAAGGTTTAGACGCTTCTATAAATAAAGAGAATCTACAAGTATATGGGGAGGCTTTAAGTGCAAATATAGCCAATGGATTTAAAGACGAGGAGTCTAGTAAACATTTTAGAAACGCAGCGTTTTCGATGTCCGCAGAGTTTGCAACTGCGATTGAGGACTCAGTTGTAAATATGAATGAAAAGTTGCCAGACAAAAATCTAATAAAAGATTTAGATATAGATGTTGAGGGGTTGTTAACCACGGCTTATCAAACTACTAGTGAAGGAGTTGAAAAGTTAAAAACAAAGCTTACAGGTTTAGTTCCCCCTGAACTTATAGACAATCTTACTACTATAAATCCACTATTAGGTACCACTAGCGATTTAATTAGTAATTTTAGTGATATGGTTGGAGGTTTAGCTGAAAACGCGGCTAACCAACTAGGTGTGAGTTTAGATGAATTTGCCGCGGGAAGACCTGACACATCTCCAGATACTAACGCCCCTATTGCTAAAGATTTTATTTCTAGACCTGGAATGCCTGTTCAAAAATTCTTAGCAAATGATTTAGTAATTGGTGGGACTAACCTATTAAATAATCTCGGTTCAAACACCAATAATAATGTTAACGGTGATATTAATCTAAATGTGGGGGGTAAGATAGACCTATCAGTTGACGGAAGAAATCTCCCTCAAAACATAACATCTGAACAATTGGCAAATGAAATTGTTAATAACCCCACTTTCACAAGTAAACTAATGACAATATTTACGGATTCTAATAATACATATTCCGCTTAAAAATGAATATTTAATCTATTTATATAAAAATAGATTCGTATGCCGAACCAATCAAATAGTCAATTAACGTTTAGCGCTACTGAAGGTTTTAGAAAAAAACTTTTAGTCAGGAATTTAGAACCATATGCTGAAGGTTATAAAGGTAATGATTCAGCGGGTAATGCGGAGTTTGCAATTAACGATGTCGCAGTTTTAGACGCGATTAGAATCGAAGAGTCCCAAATAACCGACCAATCACAAAAAAGAGCGTTTATACAAAATCAATACGGACCTGAAGGAGGGTTCAACGATTTAATAAATATAAGAGATATAGAAAGGAAAATAGAAAAAAGAGAGACGTATTATACGTTTGTTGCGTCAACGTACAACTCACTTACATTATTAACAAGCTTTGACCCTATGGGTTCCAACGGGAGACTCACACAAGACTCTGAGTTAGCTCAAATCGCAGGAAACCAACTAAAAACTCAATTTCAATTTAGAATTGCGGAAGAAACTTATCAACAAACATTGGGTAGGGTAAATATACTCGATGCGTTAGGTGACCCTTTTGATGCATTGGCAATTGCTACAGGAAATGAAGAACTAATTGAAAGTGATTGGAAAATTTCTGTTCCTGATAATGTGGTGGGTAAAGGTTTAGACTTTATAAGTAGAGTTTCGGGAATATACTCACCATACTCATGGATACCAGGTAGTTATTTTGGTGAAGTGACACAACAATCGAGTGTGAATCAAGCGACAAACAATGGAGGTGAATTTAGTGATAGAGCTACATTATTACCACAAGCCAATAAGAGGGCGTCTGATACATTTATATCAAATACAGGTAGGGGACAGACTAAGAGATTATTTAAGAATATATCATTAAATGTTTTTGCACCTGACTATACCGAAAACTCTAGAAGTTTTGGACTAAGAGCACCGGCGGGAAATTACTACGTAGGTAGTAAAATACAGGAATTAACAGATATTGTAGCACCTTCCAAAGAGTTACCCATAGACCAATTCGGTAATAGAGTAAGAATTGCTAGTAGAGGTTACGGTGAAATAGCTAAAATATATGAGGAAAATGGAGGAAACGTATTTAAGTTTGGTTTAAACGGAAGTAATTTTCTAAGGGCGGGCACCGCAACAAACAGTAACTATGACGCGCCTAGACTACAAGGAGGTTTTACTTGGGTAGGACCTAGTCTAAGACTTGCGGGTAGATACCCGACACAGGGAGGGGGAGAAGGGTCTATGAGTGAACCATATAGTAAATTAATACAATCACTTTTGTTATCAACCACAAGTGCTGGTAATTATATATTTAAGAAAGGTTCGATATTAGATGACACTCAGAGGTTAGTTGATGCTGCTGAAGGACTAAATGGAGATGCTAGATTACAACATGTTGGAAATGCAATAAATCAAGTTTCTAAAGTTTTTAATGACGGGACAAGGGAAATGACAAAAGGTTCTAGAGTTTATAAATATGAAGACCAAAGCACAGGAGAAATAAAAGGAATAGAATACTGTAGGGTTTTTACTAAAGACATACCATATTTTAGTAATGATGAGATACAAAAAAGTGAGGGTATTACAACACAAAACAGAAAATTCACATATTCGGTATTAGATAACACTTATAATTTAAATATTGCACCTTGGAGAGGTAACGAATCAACTAATATTCAAGACGAAAAGGTAAAAAAGTACATGTTTTCGATAGAAAATTTAGCTTGGAGAACATCCTCTAGACCTGGTTTTACAGTACAAGATTTACCTTCATGTGAAAGAGGTCCGAACGGTGGAAGAGTTATGTGGTTCCCTCCATATGATATGAAAGTAAGTGAACAGAATAGTGCTGACTGGACTGCAAATCAATTTTTAGGTAGACCTGAACCTATTTACACATATAATAACACAACTAGACAAGGTAATTTAAATTGGAAGATAGTCGTTGACCACCCATCAATATTGAACGCTATAGTCGATAAAGAATTAGACGGACAAGACAATCAAAAGATAAACGATATTGTCGATTCATTTTTTGCGGGATGTAGAAAATATGATATCTATGAATTAGCACAAAGATTTCCACAATTTACACTTAAAGATATATATGATATTGTAACTACAACACAAAACGTCACAGATTATGAATATTTTGAAAATGAAATACAAAGTACTCAAATAACAACCACACAACCAGTCATTGAAGAATATACACCCGTAATAACGGAAACTGATTATAGTTATTCATTCTACTTCGATAATGACGTTCCTGGACCAAAAAACGCAAACTCAACCACTACGGAAGAACCTTATTCGTCTAATTTATCCGCATATATACTTAATCAATCAAATTATTACACTAACGCCGATGAGGACCAAAAAGGACCCACTAGTACATTCTTCCAAGAAAATATTTTTAATATTGAACAAAAAACAAAAGAATTATGTGTTAAAATAAAAGAAGCTATTGATAAAGGGGCTATAGTTAATATAAAATTAGAAGGTTCCGCATCTTCACCTAATAGCGCTCCGTATAATTTATCCTTAAGTAAAAGAAGGGTCGACTCAATAAAAAAATATATCTTAAGTTTTTCTGGATTAGATAAGTTACAAGATAAGTTAAATATTAGTGAGGTATCACTAGGCGAAAATACAACAATTGATGGTGTTTCGTGTAGTGAAGAATTAACAGGTGCAGATAAAATTTATTCTACAAGTGCTATGGGATGTAGGGCGGTCTCATTCTCCACTACAATTGAAGAAATCCCACCCGAACCTAATCCTCAAGACTTAGAACCGATTATTCAAGAAACAATTATAACAGATACTGTTACAGGACGTACTGAAGTACAAAGACAAGAAGAGTCTAAAGAGGTTAGAGAAAAAAGAAACGTCGCTAAAATAATAGTTAAAAAACTACTAACCGAGTGTGACTACTTTGATAAAATGAAAGAGGACTCACCACAAGTATATCAAGGGATAAAAGACAAACTTAAATTTTTCCACCCAACATTTCATTCAATAACACCTGAAGGGTTAAACTCACGACTTACTTTTTTACAACAATGTTTAAGACCTGGAGATACAATACCCGTAATAGGTGAAGATGGTAAACCTAGACAGGGAGATATAAAAAACACTGCATTTGGTTCGCCACCTATTTGTGTATTAAGGATAGGAGATTTCTACCATACTAAAATTGTTATACAACAGATGAGTATCAGCTATGAACCACTAACATTTGATTTAAATCCTGAAGGTATTGGAGTCCAACCAATGATTGCCGATATTAGTATGTCATTTAATTTTATAGGTGGACAAGGACTTAAAGAACCCGTTAGTAGATTACAAAATGCGGTTTCATTTAATTATTTTGGTAATACTGAAGTATATGATGAACGTTCCGTACCTACAGAAGATACTACAGATTTAGACAGGTCAGTGTTAGACGAAATAGAATCGGATAATAACTTTACAGTTAAAGACGGAAAAGTGGAAAGGACTGAAGAGGCTGGAGAAACTATAGGTCAGATAACATCTACATTAGTTGAGGAGTTTTTAACGGGAGATATTAATTATAAATCATTTATGAAAGACTATGTTTTGAAGTCCCAAGAATATGTACAAAATGTGATTAGTAGTATAGACACCATAAGCCGAATTCAATCGAAAATAGGGGTACACTATTTTACTCAAGATAGACTTTACACTTACGGAACGTCAACGGGATATTTAAACGGTTCAAACGTATATACGACTAATATTTTAGGTAAACCAAACAAACTTCAAAACAAACAAATTACACTTAAAAACAAACTAATAGAAGATGTGGATAATGGATTAAACCCATTTTTAAAAGGTCCTAATACTAATATAGAAAATCAAAACTTTAAAAATAGTGAAGTAAAAAAATTCAAGAAAAACTTAAAATCTTACATTGAGCTTCAAATGAATGTATTTCTCAGTATTATGAATGGTGAAATGGGTGATTTATTAAATGTACAGACTAATTTTGTTAGACAAAACGACATTTCAAACCTAATTACGGCAAATACGGATGGATATAAAAATAAAACAGGAAGTATAGATATTTTTGAATTGTCAGGAACTACTAATGTTGACCCATCATCGTCAGAGGCGAATACAAATTTAGAAATGGTGGCGGACATACAAACAGTTGGAGAAGATTTATTTGTTTTTTATAACTTGTTATTTGATGATGAATTGGGTTATTACCCTCCTGTGGATAATTTGGAAAAAGGATTTTTATCTGAAGAATATGACACCGAACCACAAACTAGATTTTGTACTATGGCTTACTCACCTATATTAAATAACCCTGAATTTGTTAAAAAAACAATTTTAGGAGAAGAGCTTATACTTAAGGAAGAATGGGTAAAGTATGTAAATGAAGTTCTGTATGGTTTTGACACACTAACAATACCTAATACAACTTCAACAGGACTATTTGGTGACGGACAAACACCAATAATAATAAACGGTCAGTCAGGATTGGTTGATGTGTATGAAATATTAAAACGTTCGTCCGACGCAGTTACAAATCAACTAAAAAATGGATTTGCGCAGAAGTTTACGGTATATAACCCGTTTAACTTAGAAAAAGAAAGAAACTTCACGTATATACAAAAACCACAAGCACAGGCCAATAACGTACAATTAGGGTATTTTAATACGATATTTACTGACGGAATAAATACAGGAACAGACCTCGAATTTAACGGAAAATACACATTTAACTAATGAGATATTACGACAGATACCAAGACTTTTTAATTAACGGAAAACAAACTGTAGTGCCATTTGTGTCATTACCCGCAAAACCCACAGATAGAAAATTTATTTATAAAGTGGCTCAAAGTAGGTTAGATAAAGTAAGTCAAGAATTTTATGGTACGCCTTATTTTGGTTGGTTAATATTAATGGCGAACCCAAAATACGGAGGGTTAGAAAATGACATTAGCGATGGGTCAGTTTTAATAATACCCTTTCCTTTGGTAAATTCTTTACAAGATTATAAAAAGGCATTAGATACTCATTTCTTCTATTATGGCAGATAACAAATTTTTTAACAATCAAGACGTATATGTAGAAACCGACTATGACAACATAATAATTGTAGACCCAAATAGAGTTGTTGACAGTGACGGTACAGTATCTGAAAGGTTAGTCAACCAAGAAGAGTTAGTTATGTACGCTAACTTAGAAACTAAAGTATTACCTAGAAGTAAATTAGTTGTGGGTAGTAATTTTCAAGACACAATTGAAAATATACGAATAGGGGCGCTAGACCAAGATAAGTCTACTGTTATTAACTTTATGAAACCACAGACTACCGATAATGGTCAATCACAAACACAAGATGATTACTTAGATACCTCATGGACTGATAATTTAACTTTAGGTCAAAATAGAGGAGGAGATGCGGACAGTCAGATGTTAGGGATTACTAATATTTCAGTTAAAGTTAACGCGTCTTTCGCGGCAATAGTTAGTATTGAGATGGAGGATGTACAAGGTAGAGTACTATTTGAACAAGGAGAAAATTCACCATACAGTGCGTTCTTTCAGTTTCCATATCCACTATTTACATTAACACTTAAAGGATATTATGGTAAGGCGATTAGATATGAGTTAATGTTAAAAGACTTTAACGCAAGATTTGACCCATCTTCAGGTAATTATAAAATAAGTACTAACTTTATAAGTCGAACATATGCGATGCTATCCGACATTCCGATAGAGGCGTTATTTGCGTTACCACATATGTACAGTAGGACTACGACAATAGGAACAGATAAGAGTAGTAATCAGACAGGTCAGGATACACAAGAAATACGTCAAATAAAATCCACAAAAGGTTATGACACAATTAAAGAAGTCTATTCTGCTTACAAGGCCAAAGGACTCATAGAAGATAATTTTCCAGAATTAACAATCAATCAAATGTTATTGAAATTACAAAACTTTGAAAGGTATGTCATGGAAGCTTACGGTAAGGAAGATATGTCTCCATTAACAGAGATTCAAAAATACTTAAACACAATTAACGAATATAGGAATGAAATATATGGACTATTTACAGGTAATTGGTTTAGTGAGAACATTGATAACAGGGTAGGTTTAATAACTACAATGCCAAACTCACCTATACTGTACCCAATAAAAAATAATGGAGGGAAGAACGAAAAACTACAAAAAAGAAAAGACGCAATCTCAGAGCTAGAGAGTATAATTGAAAAATATAACACCAAACTTAATGAAAACCCGGTTTTTGGTACCAATGGAAGTGCTGAAGTTAGTGGAAAAAAAATAGAAACTACTTTAAACTGTGATATTAAGATATCTGATTTTAAAAGACAAAAACCCACAGAATCGGAAGTGGATTATGAAAACACATTTGAGTTAAGATACAAATCTACACCCACCGAGTTAGAGTTATCCGATTTTAAAAATAATGTCATAATAAAAGAACTTGCGGTACCGCCTATGGTTGTTGATGCGCAAACATTGGAAGTTGAAGAAGACTCTGTATTAAATCAATATATAATATTTGGAGACCAAAATAGTTCTAATAATCTTACCAAAAAAAGTTTTTTAAGAAAATTAGAAGAATTACAAGATAATTTTGAAACAAAAAAACAACAAGTTGAAGAAGCTATTTCGTACGCTTTAGCCGAAAAAATAAAGTCCCCTGATGTTGGACTAGGATTTAATCCAACAATTAATAACGTTATGGCTGTGATATGTGCATCCGCGGATGGATTTTTAAGATTAATGGATAAAGTTCACGATGACGCTTGGGATAAAAGAAAAGACCCCATTAGAGTTGGGGCTATTATGTCACCCGAAAAATCAGAAGGAACGGAAACAACTATGGTAAACGCGTTATTAAATGGGTTAAGCTCTTTCGGAACCGCGGAAGAAGATTCGCCTACAGTATATCCGTGGCCTCAATATTTTGTAACCTCTATAGATGAGGAGGGTAATGAGTTATATGAAGACAAATACCCTGGTGACACCTCAGAAGTTAATAAAGTGCAGGGATGGAAATATAGTGTATGGCCTGAGATACAATTTGTTGAAGAGTTTGTTAAAGGGGCTGTACAGATTGAGAATCAAACGTTAGGATATAACTACACCAACGAACTTAAAGAAACCCCGTTTATAAGTTGTAATGCTATTGAGTTCCCATTTCAGGGACAACCATATGGTGATTTAAGGGTTGTTTCATTTTTTTATGAATTGTTTGAAAGGACTTTTTTAAACTCTAACTACACTAAATTATATAGAGATAGTGGTTACAATAATGAATTATATAGTGTTTTTGGTGATTTTGAATACATTAATTTACAAGAGTCGGTAGTTAAATCTCCTGAATTAATTGAATTATTAAAAAACTTTTCATTTAGTTATGAAAACTTATTAAAATATATGTTAAATATTTCTAATAACGGTCAGGGTCAAAGCTGGAATTTATTTAGGAGGGGAGACTTTACTACACCATATATCAAGTCTTTAATAAAACAAGATTTTGGAGTTTACAAACTATCATATTTAGAAGGTAATTCTATTAAGGTATCATCGTCTAGTGAGAGTAGTAATAAGCTGATAAAATATCTTAATTCAAACCAATCAGATGAATTAACATTCACGGACGGATACCCATTTAATAACCTTGATTGGTTACAAAATAATTTATCGGAAGGTAATAAAGTTAATTCTATAAGAATTAGTAATGACACTTCTAAAATGTTTTCATTTAACGAAGACCAAAAGACAATTGCTTCGTTTTCTAATGAGGATGAAACGTATGGTAAAAAGATGTTTTCATACTTTGAATGGATAACAAATACCTCTACCTCACCTAACCAAGAGGTTTCGGAAATGAGTCCAAACCCAAATAATAACAGTGAAAATATTTTTGAGACAAATAACCAAGTAATTAATTACTATAATTATCGAACTAAAGAAAAATTCGTACTCACAGAATCTACTTTAGAGTATGGTAATAACTACGACACCACCAAAAATTTCATAACTAAAACCCAAACAACATCACTACTAAATACACCTTATTTTGCCAACGCAATCCTTAAAGGAGTAGAAAATGAAAAAAATGAAATAGAAAATCCATATGCGGTTTTAGGGTATTTATATTTAAATTCCTTACCTCTCACAACATTAAAAGAAAAATTTAAATCATATAGTAATAATGTTACAACAGATTTAAACTATATTTTTGCGACATTAAATAAATTTTCGTCAATACATAAAGTCCCTTATTATTGGATATTAAAATATGGTTCTATATGGTATAGATATAAAAAATATAAAGAGAGTGGTATTGATATATTAGATGATATATGGAAAGATTTTGATTATAAATTTGCGTATGACCCTATTGGGGGTAACACATCTAAATCATATACTTTTGAAAATTATGATGGGGATAGCGTTACAATAAAACAATTAGAGGAGGAGTTCGGAACTATAGTAGAAGACATATCACCTATACCCAATGAGGTGTTAAACGTAACATATCCATACGTTAATAAGAAAGTAGAAAACGGATTTTACCCAAAGGTAATAAACAGTCTGTATTATTACTTCACTAAAAAAGATATTTTCACGACTTACACTTCAGATGAAATACAAAACGCTCAAACTGAGAAAAATTTAAAAATAGGTAATTCAGATAATGGAAGTATAGATAAAATAATATCTAGTGGAGACACGAGAGGACAGTACAATATGAATAGTTGGTCTCAGTACTTTAATATAAAAGGAAATTATGATTTTAGAGAAAATCAAGAAGATAAAATATTAATTGTACCATCTTTTGGTAGTGTTAAATTTAATCAAGCTCAGTTCGAATGTTTTAATACTCAAGGTAAATATAAACAAAATTTAACAACTAATAATTCCATTTATAATGGAAGTGTTAGGTCCTTTTGGGCGTCATCTAATTTCGGTTATTTCTCTAATGAAATGGTAAGCAAACCAACACCGTTACAATACATTAAAAATATAAATCCTGAAAATAGAAACGCGCAACCATTTAATATAAGTGATACGGATACCTCACCATACTCATCTATAGATGATATATTCGGAGTTTTCACAAAGGAAATGTTGGATAATTTTGAGTCTTATTTCTTAAATTTTTGTGAAGTAGACACTAAATATAATATCGATAAGGTAAATAGAGGTGAAACTACATTTGAAGAGTTTTTAGAATTAAACTTTCCGGAATTGGTTGGGGATGATATAAGTGTAACCGACTTAAATAGAAAATTAGAATTAGAAAGGGTGTATAATAATGTGCCATCTACATTTAACGGGTTAAATGCTAACGAATACGATATTAATTTATCTACGGTTATGAAGTCCTTATTTATTATAGATAAACCAACAATAACTAATAACATAGACGAGGACCTTAAGAATATAAGTGACGGTCAACTAACCTCGTTTTTAAATTATCACATTCAAAAAGCATTAAATCGTGAAATTGTATTAAAAATAGGAAATCCCGGAAAATATGATAACAAAGTTTACGGTTCAGTAACCACTGTTAGTAATCAAATGATTAAAGACCCTTATGACTTCGGAACATATGTGGCAAATAGTCTACCCACACAAGGAGGAAGTACTAGTTTAGGTGAAAGCGAGGGAAACCACGCCGAGGCATGGAATTCTATGTATCTAAATGTGGGGGAGTTTAATGAGGTAGGTTTTAAGTACGGTGATAATGGTTCGTATCTGACAGATTTTTTCGTAGACATGGATTACGAATTCAACGAAAGTAATGTTGTAAATTTATCGTCTTTAATTAAAATATATGCGGCTAAAAAATCACAAGACAGTACGTATAATAAAAATAAATTCATAGAAGATTTAAATAACTCACTAATAGATAAGGAAAACTTTCAGCAAAATATATTAAATGATATTTTCATTAAACTAAATAGACAATTACCTTCTGTTTCAGTTACTGATGATACATTTAGAATTTCAAAAATTGATGGAAACGTTCCTAAATTAGAACTATGGAAATCATTTCAAGTACTAAATGATAAGTGGATTGCTGGACAAGATTTTAAAACGAGAACTATATTCGAAGACTTTTTATTTTTAGACCGAGCCAATAGACCTATCGGAGATAAAGTTGTAATAAATATTAAAGAACTTGAGGGGTTTTTAAGGGGTAGAAGTGATAAGACTACTGTATATTCTTTACTTGGGACAATATATGAAAAAAATAATTTTGTTTTTATGCCTACACCGGCATATACCAATTTCTATGGTAGAGATGATAGAGTAAAAAAAGGAGAACCATTCCCACAAGACATACCTAATGACTTGTTTGGAACATTCATGGAGGTAGATGCGAGAAACAGTAGACCAAAAATGTTAGGGGTATGGATGGGACCACCATCGGAAAACTTAGGTATGGAACAAAATAAAAATGTTAGGAAAGGTAATGACTCATTTGACATTACCAACCCATCAGACTGTCCATTGAGGGAAAATCAACAAAATAAAGACAATTATTCAGACAGTAATAGATGTGTAGGGTTTCAAGTAGACTTTGGTAAGAGAAATCAAGGAGTTTTTAACTCAGTATCTATTGATATGAATCAACATAAAAATATCGGACCAACATTTGGAGTATTAGAACAATTAGGTTCACAAGCGTCTGGTCAAAAAGTTGCGCAACAATCACAATCACTTTATAATTTTTATAAGTCTAGAAGTTATACATGTCAGGTACAGTCTTTAGGTAATGTTATGATACAGCCGACTATGTACTTTAATCTAACAAACGTACCAATGTTTTATGGACCATATTACATAATGAATGTTAGTCATAATATAAGTACAAGGGGTTTCGTGACTAATTTTGAAGGAGTAAGGATGCCGAAATACTCATTTCCTACACCAGATAAATTAGTTGCTAGTGTAAACAGAGAGTTGTTAGGTTTATATCAACAGAAATTAAGGAGTATTGAAATTAATAACCCATCAGGAAAAACAAATAATATAATTGCGTTATCTGAAGCCAAAGATATTAGTCAAGTTCCTGAAGAGAAATGTAAATCACTAACTAAATTTAATGATAAGTCATTTGTTGATATGACACCGACAAAGGTTAATGGTCAAGAAGTTAAGGAGTATATAGATAACAACCAGTTTACAAATAACAATTTAAAATCATTCATATATGGAATCGCGACTCAGAATCAAGCGGTCAGACAAAATGTGTATAATAATAATTTAATGGATTTGGTTACGAGCAGAGAAATAAGGCCAACACAAAGGACACAATATTTTAACTCTCAAACTTGTATTAGCGCTAACGAACAAGTTTTCCCTATTGCATCATTTTCAAGCATTAAAGATTCATTAGATTTTATGAAAGCGACATTTAACCCCTTAGGTACAATACTTAGGGCTATAAACGAAGAGTTACAACTCACCACCACGATTAATACAACACCTAAGGCTTTAACATATTTATACTTAGCTCAAGTATATGAAATTAACCCAATACAAGGAACACCACAACAGATTATTAGTATTGTAAAAACTAAAATAAATAATAATACTGAGTATAAGTCTGAGTACGAAGAATGGTTAAATATATTTACATCGGTAGTTTCTAGGGGAGATATTTGAATATTCCAAATAAACAATATATTTATATAAAAAAGAGTAATGAACATAAAAAATTTATTAGACACATACTTACAAAAGGATAGCCGATTAACTGAACGTGATAACGGAAATGGTTATAAAGAAGTTTGTGATTTAGATACCGGAGACTGTTATACAGTAAGAATGAGAGACGGACTAATCGAAAGAGTGGATAATACTATGAAAGTAAATAAAACTCTAAGAGTTGAGACCCCAACGGGAATGAAGACACTACTAAACGGATAAAATAAAAATACTATGTCAGTAGATAAAAAAATATTAGAAGAAATAAAGAGACATCAAAACATAAATAATTATGTTTTTGAGCAAGAAGAAAATTTAGACTTACCTGATGAGGGTGGTGAAGATATTGCACAAACAGATGACTTAGAAGTTGACGAAGTTCCTGAACCTGTGGACGTAAATGATGACCCAGACGTTGAAGTTGTTAACGATGATGGTGAAGTTGATGTTACTGATGAAGGGGGAACCGAAGAATTAGATATTACAGATTTAGTGACGACACAAAAAGATATATCTAATAAACAAGATGAGTACATGGATACTATGTTTAGTAAATTAGATGACTTAACAAGTAAGTTGGGGGAAATGGATTCTATATTAGACCGAATTAATAGTTTAGAAAATAAAATAGAGAAATATAGACAAAAATCACCTGAAGAAAAATTACAGTTAAGAAGTTTAGATAGTTACCCATATAATCAAAAACTAACTGATTTCTTTACCGATAAGCAAGACGAATTAGAAAAAACGGGTAAAAACGAATATGTACTTACGAGTGATGAAGTTGAAAGTTACTCCGATGGTAACATTAAAAAATCATTTGACCAACCGTTCGAAGACGAGGGTCTTATGTAATTAAGGGATAAAATATTTTTTATTAAAAAGAGACTTAATAGTCTCTTTTTTTTGTTTCTACTAATTTGACTTAAGTAAAAAATCATTTATATTTGTATAGAATAACAGATAAACATTTAAAGAAAAAAAGAAAAAACATGGCAAATGCACTCGACGCAGTACTAGCTCAGTACGACAAAAATGTCACATCTCGTGGTAATGGAGATGGAATGACACAAGAGCAACGGTTGAAGAAGTACTTCACTACGTACCTACCTAAAGGTACTAAATCTGGCCAATCTAAAATAAGAATACTACCGACGCCCGATGGTTCATCACCATTTAAAGAAGTTTGGTTTCACGAGGTTCAAGTAGACGGTAGATGGGTCAAACTATACGACCCAGGTAAAAATGACGGGGAACGCTCTCCATTGACTGAGGTCTACGAAGAACTCATGTCAACGGGAAAGGAGTCAGATAAAAAACTGGCAATGCAATACCGACCTCGCAAGTTTTACATAGTAAAAGTTGTTGACCGTGATAATGAGTCTGACGGGGTTAAATTTTGGAGATTTAAGGATAACTATAAGCAAGAAGGCATCTTGGATAAGATTATCCCAATTTGGAGAGCGAAGGGAGATGTCACGGACTCTCAAGAAGGTAGAGACTTGATTGTCGAACTCTCAAAGTCTAAAACTAATTCAGGTATTGAATATACGGTAGTTCAAACTATTATGTACGACGACCCGACATCATTAAGTGATGATGCTGATACGATGAAAGAGTGGATGGAAGATGAAATGACATGGTCTGACGTATATGCACAAAGACCTGTAGAGTATCTTGAAGCGGTCGCAAGGGGAGAGACGCCTGTTTGGGACTCAGAACTTAAAAAGTTCGTTTATGGAGACAATACTACTGAAACGATTGGTGGTAATGGTGAAAACACAACAATTAAGGAAGAAAGTGACCCACAGTCGACCACTAAAGTCGATGATAACCTTCCCTTTTAAAAATTACAAATGTTAATGGTGGGGAGGGTTCTATCCTCCCCACCATTATTTTAATCAAAATAAGATGGCAATTAAAAAGAAAGACTTTAAAGATATTAAGAAGAAATTTTCTTCATCAGCTAAGTTTAAACCTCAAAAGTTTTATGACTTAGGTACTGATTTCTTAGATGCGGTAGGAGTTCCTGGACCTGCAATGGGTCACCTTAATATGTTTTTAGGTCACTCCGACACAGGAAAAACGACAGCACTTGTTAAAGCCGCTGTGGATGCACAAAAAAAAGGTATACTTCCCGTTTTTATAATTACAGAACAAAAGTGGTCTTTTGAGCACGCAAAACTTATGGGTTTTGAATGTGATGAAGTTGTTGATGAAGAAACAGGTGAGTTAGATTGGGACGGATTTTTCCTATTTAATAACAACTTTGAATACATTGAGCAAATCACTAATTTTATTAATGAATTGTTAGACGCACAGAGTAGTGGAGATTTGGACTACGACTTACTATTTTTGTGGGACTCAGTTGGTTCAGTTCCATGTAAGATGACATATGACGGTAAAGGTGGTAAACAACACAATGCAGCTGTTTTGGCAGATAAGATAGGTATGGGAATAAACCAAAGAATATCAGGTTCTCGTAGGTCAGATTCTAAACATGAGAACACACTAGTAATCGTTAACCAACCATGGGTCGAACTTCCTGACAACCCTTTTGGACAACCTAAAATTAAGGCTAAAGGAGGAGAGGCAATTTGGTTAAACTCATCATTAGTTTTTCTTTTTGGAAATCAAAAGAATGCGGGTACTACAAAAATAACTGCAGTTAAAGATAAAAGAAAAGTAAAATTTGCAACTCGGACTAAGGTCTCAGTTATGAAAAACCACATTAATGGTTTAGGATATGAAGACGGTAGAATATTGGTAACGGCTCACGGTTTTTTACCCGGAAAAGACTCCTCGGAGGAAAAAAAATCCATCGAAAAGTATAAGGGAGAAAACGCTGAGTATTGGAAAGACATTATCGGTACAGGTAGTGATTTTAAGTTGGAAGAAGAAAGTTTAATCCTTTAAATATTTTAGCGTGACTAAAGCCTTATTAGTGGATGGAAATAACCTATTTAAGATAGGTTATCATGGAGTACGTGAGTATTATCATAAAGGTAATCATATAGGTGCTATATATCACTTTGTTAACACTTTACGTAAATTTATTTCAGAGTACAACTATGATAAGGTAATTGTTTTTTGGGATGGAAACGACAACTCTATACAGAGGAAGAAAATTTTTGCAGAATACAAAGAAAATAGAAGGTATAATAGACTTAATGACATTCAAATGCAGTCATTTGAATGGCAACTCAAAAGAGTAAAAGAATATCTTGAGGAAATGTTTATACGTCAGGTTATAGTTGACGGTAATGAATCAGATGATATGATAGCCCATTATTGTCATATATCAGAGGATGAAAACAAAACTATATTTTCTGCGGATAAAGACCTAACACAACTAATATCTGAAAAAGTACAAATATATTCTCCGACACAGAAACAAATGATTAAGTACGGGGATAAAGTTAAATTGAAAGATATTTCTATACCCCATCAAAACGTATCTACTTTTAAAATTATATCAGGAGATAAGTCCGACAATATTGATGGTATTTACTATTTTGGTGAAAAAACTTTCGTAAAACTTTTCCCTGAGATAGTTGATTCTGTGGTCTCTGTTGACGATATTTTAGAGAAAGGTGAAAAATTACACGAAAATGATAAGGATAACAGAGCACTACAAAACCTACTATCTGGCAAAACTAAGAGAGGGGTGTATGGTGATGAATTTTATGTTATTAATAGGAAACTTGTAGATTTATCAGTACCTTTACTAACTGAAGAAGCAAAAGAATTAGTTGAACTTTATTACTCTGAAGATATTGACCCTGAAGGTAGGGGGTATCAAAATTTGATGAGGATGATGATGGATGATGGAATATTCAAATACCTACCTAAAACTGACAACGCATGGGTTTATTTTCTTACCCCATTTATGAAACTAACAAGAAAAGAAAAAAGACGATTTAAAAAAAACTAACTTAAAAAAAAATTAAAAAATGAGTAAGGAAAAAAGTGAAATGACTAAAATGGAGTTTCTTCTAACTCTTAATGATAACATCATTGTTCAGAGATATTATAATGTTAAAGGTTATAACAAAAACGCGAAAAATAGTTTTGAGTTGTACGAGACAGTCATGGGGATTCAGGAGGAGATTCATAACGACCTCAAAATGAAATCTATAACCTATATGTTAGACAACGAGTATCAAATTGCTGCTGACCCAAAAATTATGGAGACATCAATGACGGACGAAGCAGAAGATTTCAACGTATACATTAAACTAAATGAGGATGTAATATATCACCGCATTTGGGACGGAAAAGTATACCCACCCAAAGTAAGATATACTGTTGATGTAAGACCTCATTTGAAGTCTGTACTAAAGGCATTAACTAATGTTTTTTCTACTGACAAATTGACATACGAAATCGCTGGATATAACTTAGTTTGATTATATTTATTAAGACACGTATTTTAAAAACTGATAAACATGTCGAAGGAAAAAAATTTTGGTTATCTCGGAAACACATTTCAAAATCAACTACTTAATAACATCGTTCTTTATAAGGACTTTGCGGCTTCTATTGTTGATGTAATTGAACCGAAATATTTTGACAATCAGTACTTTAAACTCATTATGCAAATTATTAAGGAGTATTACATAAAATATGAACATACCCCTTCTTATAACACTCTAGAACAACTTATTAAGTCTGAAGTGTCCTCACCCATGGCTCAAAAGATGGTTTTGGATATGGTTGAACAAATCAAAGAAGCCCCATCGGAGGGTGAAAGTTTTGTGCAAGAAAAAGCTTTAAAATTCTGTAAACAACAAGAACTACAAAAGGTTATGGGTAAAGCTCAAAAAATCATTGATAAAGGTGATTTTGAGAGTTACGACCACCTTGAGGAGATGGTTCGAGAAGCCTTACAAGTTGGAGAAGTTGACACAGGAACGGCTGATGTATTTGCTAACCTTGACAACGTATTAGAAGAGGATTTTAGACACCCAATTCCTATGGGGATAGACGGTATTGATAATCTTTTAAAAGGTGGAATTGCAAAGGGAGAATTAGGTGTAATCCTCGCACCTACTGGTGTAGGAAAATCCACACTGTTGACCAAGATTAGTAACCACGCATTTAATTTAGGATATAACGTACTTCAGATATTCTTTGAGGATAACCCTAAAATTATACAAAGAAAACATTTTACGTTATGGACTGAAATTGCCCCTGATTTATTGTCTTTACATAAAGACAAAGTCATGGACAAAATTAAAGATATTCGTGAAAACGCACCAAATAAGTTAATCTTAAAGAAACTTCCATCAGATACACTTACTATGAATCAGATTAAAAATCAAATTCGTAAGATGACTGCGGAAGGTAATAAAGTTGATATGGTGGTGTTAGATTATATTGATTGTGTGGTTCCTGATAAAAACTTAGGTGATGAGTGGAAAAGCGAGGGTTCAGTAATGAGAGGATTTGAGGCTATGTGTCATGAATTAGATTTGGTAGGATGGACAGCAACTCAAGGTAACAGAAGTTCGATATCTTCTGAGGTAGTCACCACTGACCAAATGGGAGGGTCGATTAAGAAAGCACAAGTAGGTCACGTAATTATATCTGTTGCAAAATCCTTACAACAAAAAGAAATGAATTTAGCCACAATCGCTATCACTAAGTCAAGGATTGGAAAAGACGGGGTTGTGTTTGAAAATTGTAAATTTGATAACGAGATGTTAGTTATAGATACTGAACAGAGTGTAACCTTCTTAGGTTTGGAAGAACAAAAAGAAGAGAACAACAGGAAACGAATTAAAGAACTTTTGGATAGAAAAAAACAAAAGGAGAGTAATTAATAAACCTTAAAATTATTATAAAAATGGAAAGTTTAATGGATAAAATTGATAGAGATATACGCTATGTCGTAAAAAGAAGTGGAGATAAAGTACCATTTCATTCTGAAAAAATTGAGAAAGCGGTTATAAAGGCGATGAAAAGTATCGACATGATAGATGAAAATATGGCTGAAAAAATTGCTAGAATAACCACTAAGGCAATTTTTAGGAACAATAAAGAACACGTTCCTCATGTTGATGAAATACACGATATGGTGGAAAATAAATTAATGGATAACGGTTTGAATGACGTTGCGAAAGAGTATATCATTTACCGTTCAAAAAGCAGACCCAACATCTTTTCTAAAAGAACAAATCTAAAACCATATGACTACCCTAACCTTAATGAATATGTAGACGCAATAAGACATTCATATTGGGTTCATACTGAATTTAATTTCACGTCTGATATACAAGACTATAAAGTTCATTTAAATGAAAAAGAAAAATCTGCGGTTGAAAGGGCTATGTTAGCAATATCTCAAATAGAAATCGCAGTTAAAACATTTTGGGGTGACATATACAAAAGAATGCCTAAACCTGAGATTGGGAGTGTAGGGGCTACTTTTGCAGAATCGGAGGTTAGACATGCCGACGCTTATTCACACCTAATACAACTTTTAGGTTTAAATAGAAAATTTGAAAATTTACTTGAAGTACCTGCAATTAGAAGAAGAATTAAATATTTAGAAAAATCTATTACTAACTCAAAAGCGGTAGAGAATAAAGAATATTTCGAATCAATTGTACTGTTCTCGATGTTTATTGAAAACGTATCATTATTCTCACAATTTCTAGTTATTATGTCATTTAATAAACATAAAAACAAATTAAAAGGAATTAGTAATGCGGTTGAGGCAACATCAAAAGAAGAAAATATTCACGCTGAATTTGGATTTGAGTTGGTTAACTTAATTAAACAAGAGAATCCTGATTGGTGGACACAGGAATTAGTGGAGGACTTAATAATCTCAACTCACGAAGCGTATGAAGCTGAGCAAGAAGTGATAAATTGGATTTTCGAAGAAGGAGATTTAGAATTCCTCACTAAAAAACAAACATTGGAGTTTATTAAACACAGATTTAATGTATCTTTAAATTCAATTGGTATTGATAGTATCTTTGAAGTTAATGAGACAATATTAGAAACCACGGAATGGTTTGACGATGAGATTTTAACTACAAAACACACAGATTTCTTTAATAAAAGAAGTATTAATTATAGTAAAAAATCAAAATCAATTACATCAAACGATTTATTTTAAAACGATATAACTAAAAATGAAAAATAGAGAAAATTTTGATTGGATAAACGAGGAGTCCATTACCTTTCTTCGTAGAGGGTATCTTAGTGATGGAGAAGAGGCGTTAGATAGAATTCGCACTATAGCTAATCATGCTGAGAAAATATTAGGAATCGAAGGGTTCGCGGATAAATTTTATGACTATATGGGTCGAGGATGGTATTCACTATCTTCACCTGTTTGGGCTAATTTTGGTAAAAAAAGAGGTCTACCTGTCAGTTGTTTCGGGTCAAATATAGGTGATAATATAGAATCAATATTATATACACAAGCAGAAGTAGGTGAAATGAGTAAAATGGGTGGAGGTACCTCAGGTTACTTTGGTAATATTAGAGCAAGAGGTGCTGAGATTACAGATAATGGACACGCGCCAGGTTCAGTTCATTTTATGAACTTATTCGAAAGTGTTGTTGATAATATCTCACAGGGGTCTACTAGAAGAGGTAGATTTTCTCCATATTTACCTGTAGAACATCCAGATATTATGGAATTTTTAGAAATTGGAACTGAAGGTTTTCCTATTCAGGACTTAACACATGCAGTTAGTGTTACTGATGAGTTTATGAATGATATGATAGGTGGTGATAATGAAAAAAGGGCAATTTGGGCTAAAGTAATACAAAGAAGGGGGGAGATTGGTTATCCTTATATTATGTTTAACGATACTATGAATAATAAGGCACCTGAAGTTTATAGAGATAAAGGTGCTAAAATTTATAATTCTAACCTTTGTTCAGAAATTGCTTTACACAACTCAGATGAGGAATCATTCGTATGTGTTCTTTCATCTATGAATGTACTTCACTATGATGAGTGGAAAGATACTGACGCAGTTGAGACGATGACTTTCTTTTTAGACGCGGTTGTAAGCGAATTTTTAACAAAAATTGAAAATATTAGAGACGATGGTACTATAGAAGGTAAAAGAGGGTTCTTTTATTTGGAAAAGGCTTATAACTTCGCAAAAAGACAAAGAGCTTTAGGTTTAGGTGTTTTAGGGTGGCACTCACTATTACAATCTAAAAATTTAGCGTTTGACACTAAAGAAAGTGCTAAACTTAATGTGGAAGTTTTTAAATTGATAAAAGAAAAGTCATACAAAGCATCGGAAGATTTGGCTAATATTTTTGGAGAACCTGATTATCTTGAAGGTTATGGTAGAAGAAATGTCACTCTAAACGCAATTGCACCTACTACCTCATCGGCTTTTATTTTAGGACAAGTATCACAATCAATAGAACCTATATGGTCTAATTGTTATGTTAAAGATGTTGCTAAATTAAAAGTTACTATTAAAAATCCAGTACTTAAAAAACTCCTACAAGAGTTAGGTAAAGATACTAAACAAGTGTGGGATAGTATTAAGAAAAAAGATGGCTCAGCTCAACACTTAGATTTTCTAAGTACAGAACAGAAAGATGTATTTAGAACATTTGCTGAAATAAACCAAGCATCTATAATTAATCAAGCGGCTATCAGACAAGATTATATCGACCAATCACAGTCATTAAATTTAATGGTTTCACCTGATATGCCAACAAAAGACGTTAATAAACTTTTAATTGACGCTTGGAAATTAGGAGTAAAAACACTGTACTATCAACACTCGATGAATTCCGCTCAGGCTTTCGCAAGGAAAAAATTAAACCTCAACGATTTACAATGTGTTGCTTGTGAAGGATAATAAAATAAAACCCATCTAAAAAGGTGGGTTTTTTTTATAAAAATATTATATCGAATATTTATTGTTATGGCAATAAATAAATCATACGGTATAAAATTTCCATTTTCTAAAAGTGTTAATGGTAATTATCTCACTCGGACAAAAACTGCGGAAGAGGAGATAAGAACGGATTTATTACATTTAATATTAACAAGGAAAGGTAGTAGATACTACTTACCTGACTTTGGGACTAGAATTTATGAGTTTATTTTTGAACCAATGGACGGTCCGACATTTGACGCGATAAAATCAGATATACAAACATCTGTTGATAAATATATACCTAATTTACAGATTAATGATATATCAATATCTCCTTATAGTGAAGATGATAGAAATGTTGCGGGTACTCTAAACACCGAAGACCAAAACTCTGAATATGAAATGTTTGATATTTTTAGGACAGCGGGTGAAGGGGTAGATGAATATACTGCGAAAGTAAAAATAGACTATTCTATTAAAGATACTACATTTGAAAGTAGAGATTTTATAATAATTAATATTTAAATTATATGGCTAATCGTAAAATATCGTATACGGAAAGAGATTTCGAAGGTTTAAGGCAAGACCTTATAAACTTTACAAGACAGTATTATCCGGACCTCATTGATAATTTTAATGACGCTTCTGTATTCTCAGTATTTTTAGATTTAAATGCGGCTATTGGAGATAACTTAAATTATCATATAGACAGAAGTATACAAGAAACTGTATTACAATATGCACAACAAAAATCTTCAATATATAATATTGCTAGAACCTATGGATTAAAAATACCTGGTAATAGACCTTCTATAGCTTTATTAGATGTATCTATCACTGTTCCTGCTTTTGGAGACCAAGAAGATAGTAGGTATTTAGGTATTATAAGGTCAGGTTCTCAGTTTATAGGCGCGGGACAAATATTTGAAAATCAAGACGATATTGACTTTAGCACTCAATATAATAGTAGTGGATTCCCTAATAGGACTAAAATACCTAATTTTGATAGTAATAACCGAATTATTAATTATACGATAACTAAACGAGAAGTTGTGGTTAACGGAGCCACTAAAATATTTAAAAAAGTAATTAATAATAATGATGTTAAACCATTTTATGAGTTCTTTTTACCTGAAAAAAATGTTATAAGTATAACATCATTAATTCAGAAAGACGGTATTACCTACTCAAGCCCACCCACTTATGGTGAATTTATAACCGCACCTGATAGATGGTATGAGGTAGACGCTTTGGCGGAAAACACAGTATTTGTTGAAGACCCAACAAAAGCTTCGGATAATCCAGGAATAAAAGTAGGTCGTTATATTGAAACTGAAAGTAGATTTATATCTGAATACACACCTGAAGGTTATTGTAAATTAACTTTTGGTTCTGCTACGGTTACTGCTGATGACCAATTAGCTCAATTTGCTAAAACAGGGATACCACTTAGGCTTGAAAATTATCAAAACAATATTGGGTTAGGTAGAACTGTTAAGGCTAATACCACATTATTTGTTAAATATAGAGTAGGGGGTGGAATAGGTTCTAATATCGGAGTAAATACGATAACTCAAATCGGAACCATTAATTTTGCAGTAAACGGACCGTCACCTAGTATTAATCAGAATGTAATTCAAAGTTTAAGGTCTAATAATGTAACCGCTGCGATAGGAGGAGGTAACCTACCCACTACTGAAGAGGTACGTAATATGGTTACATATAATTTTGCCGCTCAAAAAAGGGCGGTTACAGTAAATGATTATAATTCATTAATTAGAACTATGCCAAGTAGATTTGGTGCACCAGCTAAAGCATCTATAACGGAAGAAGATAATAAGATTAAAATAGAAATACTATCATTTGATGATAATGGTAAATTAACTAGTAATGTGTCAAATACCTTAAAACAAAATATTGCAAATTATTTATCTAATTACAGGATGATTAATGATTATATTTCAGTAAGAAGTGCTCAAGTAATTGATTTAGAATATGAATTTTCAGTAGCAATGGAATCTAGTGAAAATCAGGGTCAAGTAATAACGAGTATAGTTGACAGTGTTAATTCATATATGTCACCATCGACTAACCTATTAGGTAAAAATGTAAATATATCTGACATAAGGAGATTGATACAAGATATACCTGGAGTAAGTACATTGGCGGATTTGAAAGTTTTTAATAAAACAGGAGGTCAGTACTCATCTTCTGAGACCTCACAAAGATATTTGGACAAAAACACCAAACAAATTGAACTAATTGACGATACTATTTTTGCACAACCAAATCAGATATATCAGATAAAGTTTCCTGAAAAAGATATTAAAGTGAGAATAAAGCAATTGAAGAACGTGGAATTCTCATAATCTTCTTCCATATACTTTTATTTAATTAGTTTTAAAATTAGTATGATTAACTATTTATTTTAAAAGTAATTTTATGCCAAAATCATATAGATTTAGAACACAAGTTGGAGTCGACAGAGAAGTACGACTTAATATTGAACAAGATTTTGATTTTTTAGAAATTTTATCGTTAAAATTACGACAAGAAGATTTATATGAAAGATTTTGTGCTGACTATGGTGTTGTAACAGGTAGAGTAGTTGCGAATGGTGGATTTGGTGTACCTAATGTAAATGTTTCTATATTTGTACCTTTAGATAATGTAGATGAAAATAATATTATAATATCTACATTATACCCTTACAAAAATTTAAAAACAAAAAATGAAGATGGTTATAGATATAACCTATTACCATATAAAAAAGAATATGGAGGACATACACCTACAGGAACATTTCCAGACAGACAAGATGTGTTAACCCGTAGAGAAGTATTACAAGTGTATGAAAAATATTACAAATACACGGTAAAAACAAACAGTTCTGGTGACTTTATGATTGTTGGAGTACCATTAGGTCAACAGAAATTAATAATGGATTTAGACCTATCCAATATGGGTCAGTTTTCATTAAGACCATCTGATTTGATAAGAATGGGTATGGGAGTCCCTTCACAATTTAATGGACAACAATTCAAAGCCTCTGAAGACTTAAGTAGTTTACCACAAATAGTTAATAGTGTTAAGGAAATTGACGTAACACCTTTTTGGGGGGATAACGACCTATGCAATGTAGGAATAACTAGAAGTGATTTTGATTTAAGAGATTTAGGTATCGAAATAGAACCACAATCTATATTTATGGGCTCAGTATTTAGTTCTACTGAAGATGATTTTATAAGGGGTAATTGTAAACCTAAAAATGATGTTGGTAAACTATGTGATGTTGTTGCGGGTCCCGGTCAAATATTAGCATTAAGACATACAATTTCTGTAGATGCTGAAGGACAACCAATATTAGAACAACACCAACTCGAAGATGGGGGTAATATAATTGATGATAGTGGTACTTGGATGATAGACCTACCCATGAATTTAGACTATATCATTACTAATGAGTTCGGAGAGCAAATCATTTCTTTAGACCCTAAGGTTGGAATACCAACTAAAGGTAAGTATCGATTTAGAGTAAAATGGCAAAATGAAGGGGGGATGTCTAATGATATATTTAGAGCTGACTACCTAATACCAAATATAAGAGAACACGGATGGTCAGGGACCACAACTGATGAAATGCCATCTGAAGAGATTAGGAATAAATCATATGCCTTTTCTTTAGATTGGGATGAGTATTATGATAAAACCGCAGCTATAAATTGCGAAGATAGTTTTTATGAATTTACATACAATAAAGTTTATACTATTGCGTCCCACTATGATAGATTTAAATGGGGATTCAACAGGATAAAACATTTAGGTATAAAGGAAATTAATGATAAAACGTGTCAGAGCGAGCATAACCCGTTACCTGTAATTGAAGCACAAAGAAATGGGAGTGTTTTAATATTTTTATTTAATTTTATACTATCTATTTTAACTATTCCGTTAATAGCATTATTAGCTATTGCCCATATTATTACATTTATATGGCCTGTTATCCGAGCGATTATAATTGTGATATCTGCAATTATTAATTTTGTCATATATGCGATTTGTAGAATTATTGCATCGATACCGTTCACAAACAAAAGCAAAGATGATTGTGTAAAGAAAGAAGTGACCCCACCACCTAAAGAAAGTCCATTTTCTACTATTAACTTTCCTATGTTAAGCTATCCTGATTGTGAGGCTTGCGCGTGTGACACAAACAAACCTCAAGGGGAAGAAAACGATACAGCATCTCAGTTAGAATCATATTCTGATGAGGTAAACTTTGGTCCCATAATCGACGCAACATATACTGAAACATTTTCTAAACAAACAGGTGCGGCTTCTGTAGATAATGCTGATTGTCCTGAAGCGAGTGATGAAGTTAGACTTACACAAGGTAGGTTGATGTGTGCGGGATACGACCAATTTTCAAAAAATGGTTACTATACAATACAACTTAAAGAACAAGGTTCAGGAATAGAAGATTGTGATTGGGATATTGCTCGTAGTTTTAATAGAAGAGACCAAGTTCAGTGGTATAAATCACCAGCATATCCTGTTTTTTTCGCAAATCAAAAAAGAGTGAGGTGGAAATTAGGGGCTCAACCCACTTGGGCTCAATCACTTAATCTACTTAACAGAAGAAAAATGTATTTCGGTGAAGCTGCTGTGGCAACTAATAAATTACAATACAACAATTGGGACACAAGTAGTGAAGGTGAGTATCCCGCACCATATGATACTATAGCATGGAATAAAAGAACAACCACAAGTATACAGGCAGAATTAATTAATAATCAGATAAACGGAGTAACACCACAAGCACCTTCATCTAATTTTAATAGATGGATGGATAATGCATTTATAATGGTTTTAGACCCTGGAGACGATATGGAAAGGGGTCAACTATTTTTCTTTAACGACCCATCAAAAATTAATGACCCTAACTTTATTACGTTCCCTGATGGAAATCAGTTTGATACTAATGGTATTACCGGAACATGTGAAAACAGTACAACGGGATATATTAATAAACCATTCTCATATATGGATAGAACGGGTGCTGTGCAAAACACAACACTACAATTATATAATACTGCCTCCACTATGTCGTATAACTTTAAATCAGGAGTGGAGTATTTCCAGTGTATTAGAACATTTACTTTCGACGAAATATGGTCTTTAGGTGACGCATCTTCAGATGCTGCAAATACGTTATTTTATAAATTTACAAATGGGGAACCAGATGGAAGTGCCTCGGTTAAGGCTAGTTCTTTAGTTAGATATATTACAGATTATTACCAACAATACGGTAATAATTGGCAAGGGGAAGAAATGGGTTACAACTCATCAATAAGTAAAAGAGTAGATAATGATGGAGGTATAGCTGATGATATTGCATCTTCAATAAAAGTTGTTGTCGCGGTAAGAGGTGTTGACCCATATATGCCCAGACAAAGAGTTAGGTATGACTTATCTAAATTATTTGGTAGAGGAGTTGCAAGTCCTGATGACGAAGATTTAAATATATTTAACGGAGCGGTTACAGTAACTGGAGATTATTTTTTAAATATTCCTATACAACCTAACGATGTAGATATGATGAATAACCCACCATGGAGGTATAACGATTATTCACCGATTGGGCATTATAGAATATGGCAAGGAGGGACAGATGAGGACCAAAATAAAAGAAATGCGTTATGGTTTCACGATTGTGATAATGATGGTAGGAGATACGATTCTTCTGGTAATATAGCGGGATATGGCTTTAACACAAAATTATGGCATGAACCATTTTTATTTACACCAGACGCGGAATTATGGGAATCATTTGAAACTTATTGTCCGAATAAATATGTATCAATAGATAATCAGTTTACAGAAATCGAATCAGGCACTTTTGAAACATTTATGGGTAGAGTAAGTGACTCAGCTAAACGAGGAGTTTTTATACCTAGTGGGAATGATGATACATATACTGGTGTGAATGGAGGAAATTTACCCGGTGACGACTCAAAAAAATTCCCAAAATACGGAATAAACCCATGGTATCAAAGAAATATAGAAGGGTGTGGATATCAATATAGTGATACCGGAGGTGCCAATAGTGATAATAGGAAAAGACAATTAAGAAATAATGGAAATAAAGAATTATTTGCAATGTCTCCACTTTATTTACCTAAAAATTATAAAGATTTAGATGAAAGTGACGGTGTACCAAAAACATTTATGAATAACTCTCATAAAATTATTTTTAGAAGTGATAGAATACCTTCATCAGATAAATTTGACAGTCCCGACTTTAAATTTTTTGTTAGTCAGAAGAAGTTACAATTTAGAAGATATGCTTTACATATGAACCTACAACAACAATTGTTTCTTTCTGATGATAATGGTACTGTTGTAGATATTGACGGTAATGTACAACCTACAGATGCTAGCGGTAATTATTTAGACAGTATTGAAGACACTAATTGTGAGACGTCATTATTACTCTCAACCTTTAACTGTGGGTCTATGGTATCTTTAGGGTGTTACAGTGGTGATGGAGAAAACTTTGGAGTTGAAGTACCTTGTGAAGTTGAAGATGATGAAAGATGGGATATTGAGGGTGACGAAAGAGTTCAGAATGGATGTTATGTATTTGTCATTAAAAAACCTATAAAGTCGTTAGGTGCGGATATAAAAATGTTATTTGAGTATAGGACACGTCTTAGGTTTATGTTTGCGGTGTGTCAAGGAGTCATAGGAGAATCATTTCAAAATAACTGGTTAAATGGTTCTTTATATATGCCATCATTTCAGAAGCAAACAATATATAATTCAGATAATGAAGTTAAAAGGTACAGGTACTGTGGAGACCCACAACAGTTCTTTTCAAAACTAAGACACCAAGGTCCGTTATATTTTAATACTAATACTAATTCTTTTTATTATCGTTCAACCCCGTTCAATGACACTACTAATCAATTTGTTGGTCAAGAACCGTCTAGAGATTACTATTATGGTCAAAATTCTAAGAACCTGTGGTCACCAACCACAATAATGGAGTTAGGTCCAAGGGACGAGTTTACTAAGGAAATTGCGTTTTCACCTGAATTCGAAGGATATATAATCGACACATTAAAAACAACTACCTATCAAAGTCCATCTGGCGTGGTAAATTTATTTATACTATCTAGACTCGTTAATACAAGTTTCTTAGAACAGATATTAAATAATGGAGACGCCTCTGTCGGACAATTATTTTCTAGAGAATCTGGTACTGTTTTAGGTAGGTTATTTGATGCTAGGGTTGATGGGGACTTCGCTCAAATGGTAGGAATTAATTCAGAATACGGAGTGGTACCATTTTTAGAAGGTAACTATTGCGACAACGGAATTACAGTTCAAGACGATAGGTTTGGGATATGGTTTAGCTCTAACACTATTAATCGTAGAATCTTAACAAATGGTACTACAACATTTGGTACAGAACCTGAAGGTCCGTCAAATTACTTTGGTTATACGGACACTCAGGTAGTTCCTTATTATATGTGGAATATAAAAAATAATGGGTTGTTCGGTACAGAGTATAATACATGGGAGACAGACGTAGTATTTTCATCACAATATCAGGGAGATGACTTTTTTAATAGTACACAACCATATATGAAACCTAATATCGGTTATGGTAGAGGTCATATTTTTAATGCAAACGCCTTCGACCCTGAATATGATAGTTTACCTATTAATAATAGTAATCAAAATAACTTTAAAGTTGGTTCGCCTTTTTACTTTTATTTCGGGTTAAAGAGAGGTAAAAGTGCAATGAATAGATACATAAAAAAGTATATTTTTAATTTAGGATGAGTAATAAAAAAAACTCAGATATTAGAATAGTTAGAGGTGAAGACCGGTTTGCGGGCGCTTCTAATACTGATTTATTGATTAACGTTAATTTAGAGAGTAAAGAAAAAAATCTTATAGAAGGTGATAGAAGTTATGTTTTAAATTTAGAACAAAGATTTGATGATGAGAGACAAAAGTCTACTAAATTTAGAATTGCAGGTAAAATAACTAACATATTTAACAATATCATTAGTGGGCAAACTACCTATGAACCATTTAGAAATTCTTTATTTTATGTAAACGCGTATAACGCCGTTTCTTTAGGGTCTCCATGGCAAGGATACCCTCAATACGATGAATTTACTTTTTTTAGAACTAGAGGGATAGAGGGTCATATACCGTTTATAAATAAAAGTGCTAGTTCATATAATTGGATGACATATGTGACATATGCTAGTGGAAATAATACAACTCAGAACTTAAGACAAACAGTAAACTTCGAAAGCGGTACATCGGTTAATAATTTTGTGGTAAGTGACGGTGTTCCATACTATATAATTAATACTCAAGATAGGGGCAAAAATTTAATTACTTTTTATTGTGGGTTTAAACATAACTTATCACTTGGAGACTGGATTTACACTAAAGACGAAATAAACGGTAAGAGGTATTTTGAAGTATATCAATTAGGGGATGCTTCATATGATAATGAGATGAGTGTTTTTTCTATTTTTAATTATGGATTTACCGACCCTCTTTTTGGTAATTACTCTATAGGTAATTTCAAAAAAGTTATTGATATAAATAATAAAGAAGAGACCACTTCACAATATTATGTTAGGGAACATAAAGTACTTACAAAAAATACTCACTCCGACTTAACAAAATTAGGATATGAAACTAATCCTTTTCCTGTTAAAAAACAATTAGAATACTCGGCATTAACACCTAATAATATAGAAAGGGTGTCCATTAAAGACGGTAACAATAGCGTTGGATTTTCTTTTGACAAAGATATTGATATTAATACGTTAAGAGATAATTTAGAAAGACCTTTAAGTGAGTTATTTGTTACAATCATAAATAAAGGTTATATGGGTTGGTTTAATAATCCATACGTACCTAATAATACTACTGGAGTTCAGGTAGGTTGGGATTTAAACTTTTTGAAGGATACTGTAGACGAGTGGTGGGATGTTAATAATACTACTAATCGAGATAACATCCCTAATGGAAGTTATGAGTACAATAGTAATACATTTTTTTATAATAAAAATTTAGAAATTGGACATAAGTTAATGGGTGATATATGTGACTATAACGATTACGAACAAAAAGAAACGGTACTATCAAATATAAGTCATAAAATATCTTATAATCCTCAGACTTTCGATAATAATAGTATTAATACTCTACCTAACGGATACGCTTATAAACCACATTACAATGTACCTATACGAACCTATTCTGATTACCTTGAAGTCGGTGAAGAAAATTCAGTAGACTTAGTACCCGATTACGCCTTTTTATCCAAATATGAAAGGCAATGGAGATGGAGAGATTTATATCCATATGGATATAAAGATACTGATGGTAATGGTATTGATAACCCATTTTTAAATGGAGCCCACTACCCATTTAAAGAAATAATATTTCTACTAACGCCCATGAAAAGAAATGATAATAATTACAACAATGTAATATTTGCCCCAATATCTGATGACTGTGAATAAGTATAAAATTAAAATATCACCAAATGACAGGTACATCAATATACCTATCCAAATCGACACCGACCTTTTAGGTAGGGATGATTTAATTGATGAATTTGAAGATGAAACAATAGAAAAAGTAATAAATCCTATTGAAGATTTTGAATTAACTAGATTTGCTCATAAAGATTGGGTTGAAAACAATCAATTAAAATCTAGTATCGAACATAAATTCTTTTTTTATAATAGAGAGCAAGATATAGGTAGTATTTCTAACACTAATAGCTCAGTTTGGGTTAATGATTACAATTTTACGAACAATCCTAATTATATTGATACATGTTTTACAGAGGCGGACGTTTACTATAACTCAAATTCATTTAGAAACAGTTTTTTTAAGTTAGACTTATACGATACTATTGATACTGAAACTCAAAAACTTTATTTAACGATAATAATACCCACGCAACAGGGTAAGACTAGACTTTCATCTACTGAACCATTCGTAGATAGTAGTGGTCCGATACAAGGACCTGATTTACCTGACTTACAACCTGATTCACCTTCAGGCGCTCGTAATGCGTCGGAAAGGATGAGTCAAAAAGTGTATGAAGATGAATTAAATAGATTAATTATAGAAAAAGAAAACAACCCAAAAAAATACGAAACTACAAATATACATAATCGAGCCCATAAGGCTCAACTACAATATGAGTTGGACGAGGTTGTAAGGAAAGTTGAAGAAAGTAGAAACGAACATAAAAAAGATAGTCTAACGACTACTACACCATTAATAACTCCATCTATAACACCATCATTATCGTCTACAATTCCTTCAGATGTTAATTTATTGTTTGATTCTTATGAGGTTACATTTGTAAATTGTAATTCAGAAACATTAACAAAGTATATATCGGTAAATTTATGGAATAATTTCTTTGATTGGCCGACTTATGGATATTCAACAAACTTTGATTCTGTATGTTATGAAATAACAAGTGCAAATACATCTACAATTATACCTGACCCACCTTTATCAGACTACATACAGTCTTCTTATGGATTTGTAAATAATGATTGTGGGTGTATAACACCTACACCTACACCGACTAATAGTGTTACATCCACTCCACCTCCTACCCTAACCCCTACTCCAACACCAACGACTTCACCTCCACCTCCACCAACACCAACGGCTAGTTATATCCCTGCAGAAGATGTGGGAAATGTCAATAATAATCCAAATGGTATTGGTAGTGGGGGTACACCGTCTTTAGTTACCGCACCGGCAAACGCTCAAATTAAAATACCCGACTTTATTTTAGATTACGTAGGGGATAAAGAGGGATACTTTATTTATTGGTTAAAAAATCCTAACTACTTAGTTATTAATGATTTTTATATGTCCGCTAAATTTTTTAATGCCAAAACAGGTCAATTTATTAGAATGATGAACCAACCTCAAAACTCAATACCTACGAGATATAACTTTAATAATGCGGATTACTTTTATTATAAAATATTGATGGACTATGATAATTATGAATATGAGGTTAATAATACACAATCAAATCAAAGGGTGGGAACATCGTTAAATGAAATAAAATGGTATGAATATGTTAATCCATCATGAACGAAGAGAGGTACTATATAAAAATATCACCAGAATCTTTAAAAAGTGATATTGTTCAGCAAACTTATAGTGGTAATACGTTTGGTGTTTATTCTGCAATGACACAAATATTAAGTGGTGGGACTAATGGTGATAGTTTACTAACAGATTTAACAGTACCTATCGTTTTTAATCAAACTTTTGATGATATGGGATTCTACTCAACATTTGATGGGTTTGTCTTACAAAAAGATGTGGTATCTAACTTTATAGTTAGTGGGGACCCGACCAACGACTTTAAAGTTAAATTATATAACACTTCAGACCAGTTAAAAAAGTTTTTAAAGTTATCTACCTACACTGTAGATTGGGGAGACGGTACCGTGGAGCCTTTTACCGCGATTTATCCAGATTACATGGAACATGAGTATCCACCATTAACTTCATCATATAAAATAGAGTTAACACAAAATAATCCTTGGGGTGTGACAAATATAGTTAAAGGAGTTTCAATACCTAATACATTGGTCACCATATCCAATCCCTCAGAAACTATAACGTTCACTCAACAAGGGGGTAATTGGGCCAATATCCCGATTAGTTATAATTTTATTTTTACAGGAGACTCAGAAAATACTGTAAGCGCTCAATCAAGTAATCAAACATTTACTATAACAGGATTTACTTCTTCACAACTTAATAATTTAAAACTTTACGGACCGATAAAATACGATACCTCGGTTGTGGTAAAGAAGAATAATGAAGATTACGGTAGAGTAACTGAGATAACAGATGCGTATACGGCATATACAATACAAGACGTAGAATACTATGATTACCCCAACGGTAAGACTTTATTTTTTATAGAATCTAACGGAATAACTGACAATACAGTAGTTGCAGAACCGATTACCAAAGAAGAAGTATTATTTGGTGTAGTTTCCTCACCGGAAATACAATCCCAAATATTTATTGATAGAGGTAAAAATTCTGCGTTCGAAGGAATACAGAGACTCGGAGAAGTTGATAACATCGGAGACTTAGTATCTTATGGGTACGGTTTCTTTAAAATAAAAGAACAACAGTAAAATGGCTTTAGGAACATACGGAACAACAAGACCAGCAGACATGTCCCCTGAGGACGTGGAAATAATATTAAATTACACCCCGTCAAGGGATGTGACCAACAACTTTGAATTAAAAACTTTAAACGCCTCAGAAGTTTTAACGCCTTATTTTCATAATGCAGATACAGGAGGAAATGCCGACCTTGAAATATTAGGGGGATTATATAACCTTAAATTACCTGCGGATGAATTTAATCAAATTGGTATATATACTCTATATATAAGACCTGTGGAGATACGGACTACAATTACTGATTGTGGAGTACTTTCATCGTTACCTAACGTAAAAGGGATAATTGTAGATTTAAACAATGTACCTTCTCAGTATAGAAATAGATTCGTTAATCAAGGATTAGTTGGTCATAGAGTAGAGTATTTAAATAATGATGGTACAAAAATTACTAATTTTTATAGAATTATAACATCATCATTTTATTGTGAGCCCGTAGTTACTAATCTCACTAACTCATCACAAAAATCTATTAGATATAGATATGTGGATGGTGGTAGTGATTTATTGTTTTGTACAGTTTCACCGGCAAGTGCTCCGTCGAATAGGCCGAGTGCAACTCCATTTATAGGTCAACCTAATCAAAATATAATAATTACTAATACATTTTTTAATCCGATAACATTGGATATTGAATTAGCAGAAAATGACATCGATACGTTGGCAATTGCACTTTATGGTAATCAGACTAAATCCATTGAAGATGGAGTTTATACCTTATATGACAACGACCTTAATATTTACAAACAATATAACCTATATGAGATTAGGGACGAGTTTAACAATTTATTATATGAGGTTAGACAAAATAGAGGGGATAATATAGATTTCAGTAAAAACTTCACCAATATCACACAGTAATGGCTGATAACAAGTTTAGATATCCACCAGCTCCTCCTAATGCTAGAGGAACATTTTCTGACAACTTAGTTGGTTTACAACTTGTTGATGGTGGAGGTCTTACGCAGGCAAATTTTGAATTCACAACAAATGTTGTTGAAAAGGTTAATAGAACTTTTGATACGGGTGTCTTTTCTAATCCTATATCATTAAATGATTTAGATTTTAACAGTATTGAAGAATCTAAGATAGTATTGGCTAAAAACTTTAAAGTTTACCCTAATTATGATATAAGTCAGGTTACTAATTTTGCGATGTATGGTTCTTTAAGAAAAAGAATGTCATCTTCAGTAACAAATATAGTTAATTTTTTTCCAGCTGCAATATCTATAGATAGGATTTATTATGATTATAACACAGGATATACGGCTTATAATATTTCTTATGATGATATTGAAGGTTTAACAACTTTTGATATTGACGTTACCAGATTTAAAAATCCATTCGATATTGATTACTCAGAAAATTCCGATAGGAATATCTCAGTTAGACCTTTTGAGGTGAGCCCTTTAAGAAATCTTACTAGACATTTCTTAAAGTATTCTTTATTTTTTGAGGATTTGAAGACTGAATATAAATTTGTTGACTTCGACCCTTCAACAAAACTATCGGCAGGGACTGTACAAATCGTAGTACAAGGAAATCCTTTCAGTGGCCAATCCACTTCAGTTGATAATATTTTATTAAAACCAAATAAAGAAGAAACGGATAAAGTATTTATCGACGATTTTAATGAAGTAGAAGATTTCTTATTAAATCGTTTAGTAGTTCCAATATACACTTCTAAATTTGAAATATTAAGGGAGGGGCAAGACGGTCAAGTATATAAGGCTTATCAGAGTATAACTTGGAGTTTAGACGGGACTTGGAATTTAGATATAAGAACAAATAAGTTTGATAATTACTTAACAGAATTAAATAGTATATCTGATGAAATTGATGAGTATAAGAGTAATTTAATATCGAGATTTTTAACCACAGGGGCTTTTAAAGATTTTGACACTCCTAATAAAAATGTCGAAAAGGTTTTACAATTATATGGTAGGAGTTTTGATGAAACTAAAAAGTTCATTGACGCGTTATCTTATATGAATTCAGTTAATTATGTCGTGCAAAATGATATACCTTCTCAGTTATTAACAAATTTGGCTCAGACAATAGGATGGGACACTAACATTTCACCGATTACGAATGATAAGTTCCTAAGTAGTGTATTTGGAAATCAAGATGGTAACGTATTTCCTGGTCAATCAGTAAATAAGACACCAACCGAACTTAACTATCAGTATTATAGAAATTTAATATTAAATTCCGCTTACTTATTTAAATCTAAAGGTACTAGACGCTCAATAGAGGCTCTTATGAGACTAGTCGGGGCTCCCGACGCATTAATAGACTTTAATGAAATAATTTATTTAGCTGACGGTCCAATAAATATAGAAAGATTTAATGAAGAATACGCAACTATAACGGGAGGTACTAAGACCACAGAAACGCCGGTTTTAGACCCAAACGTTACTTTTAGTTTTGAAGGTGTTACATATACCGGGTTTACAACTCAACTAACATTAAGTAATGTAGATACTGTTAGAAATGATTATCCTGTTGATAGTTTTGGATATCCACAATCTCCGGTAGAGACTGAAGAAATGTTTTTTGAAAAAGGTGCTGGATGGTACGAACAGACACCTGAACATAGGGCGCCTACTGTGTTAGATACTACAGATTCTGTTTTCACAGGACAAAACCCTGATATACAGACAACCTTAGAACCGTTTACTTATGGTCAAAAATATTTTAATAGATTTAGAGATTTCCCATATATGGATTTGGGTTTTGGTTTAACAAGAACCTATGATAATAATAAATCTTGGACAGATAATGAATTAGGTTTAAGGAGAAATACTGAGGCTGGTTATAATGCCTATTATGTGGTAGATAATGAAAAATTGGTATTAAATGCTAAAAATATCGATTTAGGGTTAAATATGGGTCAAGGTATTATATACGATATATGGGATATGTCAAAAAAATATAATTACCCATTCCCTTCAACAGGTTTAACATCACCTTATCCTTATCCTGAAGGAATTGATTGGACAGTAATTAATCCAAAGCCAAAAGAAAAGACATTTTTTGAATTTGCTCAGACCTTTTATCGTAACATGATTAATGTTAGGAATAGACAAACAATAACAGACGGTAAAGGAGGCGGGTATCCGACACTACAATCAGTTTATTGGAAATATCTTAACTCAGAAGAGTCTGTAGGTATACCATCCAATAAATATACCTATCAAAAAATGATTGATTTCACTAATGGTATTGGTGATTATTGGATGAAACTAATTGAACAGATGATTCCCGCTTCAACTATATGGATGGGGGGTCAAAAAATGGAAAATAACGTATTACAGAGACAAAAAGTAGTATGGAGAAGACAAAGAGGATGTGAGTTAGTACCGATACCCTGCATACCATGTACATTCACGGGTCAATTACTTGGTAGTGACTGTACTACACAAACTTTAGACTGTGATATTGGATTAACAAATCCACAAACGACATTGATAAATAGCATTAATAGTGCGGTTGGTAACGAAGGGTATAATGTAAGTGACTGTCAATTAAACACTTTGACAAGTTTGTGGTATGTGGATATAAGACTTAGTGGTTCATTACTTAGAAAAGATTTATTCTACACTGGATATGGAAGTGGTGATTACCCATCTAGTGCTGAGTGGTTGACGGCGGTAGAGACATCTTTATCTAATTTATCTCAGGACGGACTATCTTATAGTATTAACGGTAATAACATAACAGTTACTAATATAGGGTGTAATAATGATTTTACTAATAAAACTTTGCAAATAAACGCAGGAGTCAACATAAATATTAATTGTACGTCATGACATTAGTAAAATATACCATACAAAATTGTAACGACCAATCAGAGTATAGGTTAACCTTTAATAATGCTACGCACCTAAATTCAGGTGAGATTTGGGATATTGAGTGTAATAACATAAATAATGGATGTTATTACATTAATGAAGACACTAATAAAGTTTTAGATGAAATAAATGGAGACGATTGTACATTTATTGAGTATGTCGATTGTGAAACATGTGAAGAAGCGAATTTACTTATTTCATCCTTAATGTCGGCACCTGCTCAAAGCTGTTATCGGTGGGATAGATGTGACGCGGGGTTAGGAAACTTATACACACTAATAACCGACACACCAATAAATGATAGTATTTTATATTACGGAGTGTGTTATGAAATAACCACTATAGTTGTAAATATTGACCCTACCGACTTAAGTGGAATACCTAGTAACTTATACTATGATAAATGTTCTATGTGTGTACCTACGTTTTTAGATTGTGATTTAGAGTTCGGTACGGTTAGTCCTACACCGACACCCACAATAGGCGCAACACCATCAGTCACTGCCACACCATCAATCACCGCTACTCCATCAATTACCGCAACTCCAGGAGCGTCAATCACTGCCACACCATCAGTCACTCCATCAATCACTGCCACACCATCAATCACCGCTACTCCAGGAGCGTCAATCACAGCAACTCCATCAATCACTGCAACTCCATCAATCACTGCAACTCCATCAATTACCGCAACACCATCCATAACAGCAACACCATCAATCACCGCTACTCCAGGAGAGTCAATCA